GTGGGGTGTCAGGCGCTAACCCCTGAAGTCACGCGGTTTGTGGCCGCCGTCGACAGGGAACGCCGCTCGCACGTGGAGTACCGGATCAACGACGCGCAGGCGGGCATTGTGCGTGAGATCTACGACCGCTTCGGCTCTGGTGACGGAGTACGTGCAATCGCCAAGGACTTGAACGAACGTGGCGTTCCTGCGCCCAGAGCTGGCAAGCGCGGGACAGGGTCGTGGTCCCCCTCGTGTGTTTGGGCGATGCTACGCCGCGAGCGCTACGCTGGCAGGCTCACTTGGGGAAAGGTCCACAAGACGTACCGCGGCGGCACGAAGGTGCGGGTGCCGAGCGATCCCTGCGTCGAGATCGTCGACGAGAACCTTCGCATCGTGAGCGACGACCAATGGAACGCAGTGCAACAGCGCATTGCTTCGAACCAAGCTCGGACGGGGCTGCGTGGGCCCAAGGGCAAAGGGCCCCGCTACTTCCTCACCGGCTACGCCCGCTGTGGAGTCTGTGGCGGCCCGATCAACGCAACCAGCGGCCGGGCAGGGACCACCAACGTCGGCAAGTACGTCTGCGCGTGGCACCGGACCCGGGGCAACAGCGTTTGCCCAAGCTCCCTTCATCGGCCGGTGTCGAGCGTCGATGCAGCCATCTCGACGTGGATCCAGAAAAACATCCTCAAGGAAGAGCTGATCGCTGAAGTACTGAAAGAGGTTCGCAGACGCCTGGCGGAACGGAGCAAGAAGTTCGACGCTGAGATTCCGGCCTTGCAGGGACAGATTCAGGAGCTCGAAGACGAGGTCCGCCGGCTCGGTGAGGCGCTCCTCAGCGCCGACAAACCGCCACAGGTGGTGCTGAAGATGATCGAGGAAAGAGAGTGGCGCCTGGAGTCCCTCAAGGCCAGATTGGCGACCACGCAGGCGGCGCCCTCGGCCATCGACCTCGAGACTCGTCGAATGGAAAGGGAGGCGCGCGAGAGGCTTCAGCAGCTGCGCAGCCTTCTGGAACGGAACCCCGTTGAGGCGCGCAAGGTCCTCGACGCCCTGTTGGACGGACCCTTGACCCTCACGCCCACGGAAACCTCCGACGGCAAGCGCTTTCGCATCGAGGGGACGGTCACGACGGGAGCCTTGCTCGCCGTGTACGACTCATCAAGCAGCGTCCCCAGGGGGATTTGAACAATTGAGCGGCTTCGTGGCGATCCGGTTTGTGGCTTGACGGACAGGGAAGCGGCTTCGGCCCTACAAAACCCGCACTTACAAATCCAGGGGCCCCATGTCGATTATCCGTTGACGCGTCGGATATATGTGCTATCCTACAAATATCAACGGCCCCGCAGGGCGGCAACCCTCGGGGCCAGGGCAACCTAGCAGGAGGTCACCATGAGCGAGCATAGCACCGAAAGCGAACACGACATCGACATCCAACACGTCGAGCTCCGGGACGAAAAGGCAGCAGACGTTGCCATGTTCAAGACATGGACCATCACCTACGAGCCGACCGATGTCGCGGTCGCGGATGACCGATCTGGCGAACGCGGCCCTGCGCGCCGCGAGCCCGGGGAGCCTACTGTGCGGGTTCGAAGTCCGCGAGCTTGTGGATGGGGAGTGGGTCAGGGCCAACGAGGAGGAGTCATGAAAGAAGCTCACGAATTCTGGGAGGAAGTGACCGAAAAGGAGCATGCGCTCATCGAGGCGAGGCGCGCCTACGCAAGCGCCTACGCCAAGCATTTCGGAGTGGTGCGGCTGGGTCATGACGATCGATACGCGATGCCGCTGGAGGTCGGCGAACGGCGTCTGAGGAAGGTTCAGGAGGACAAATGACACGCCCATCATCCATGACGCTGTACACGATCGACCCCGCGGAGCTCGCCAAGGAGGTGGCTGACGCCGTCATCGGCCACATCCACCACGTCGCCTTCAGCGTCGGTCTGACCTGCCAGCCGATGGGCCCGTGCGACCTGGAGTTCAGCGTGCGGGTACTCGCCCACTACGCCATCCACGGCGGCGAGCTGGACGCACCGGTCCAGGAGTACTTGATCAGCATGCTGCCGATCTGGTCCAGAGCGAGCGATGGCCCGTCCGTCACGACGCCCGAGTACGACGACCCGGACACGGTCGACGCGACCCGGTGGCTGGGCCAGCTCGTCCTCGTGATGCGCGCTGCCGAGGGACGCGAGCGCATCGACGCCGGTCAGGACGTGGGGCCCGCGGAGCTCGCCATCCTCGGAGGCGTGAGCTCGCGGCACGTCCGACACTTGCTCCGGAGCGGCGAGATCAAGGGCAAGGACGACGGGCGCAGGTGGAGCGTCGCCGCCACAGAGGCGCGGCGGTGGCTCGCAACAAGGGTACCGTCGTGACCAATCTTCCTCGCCCAGCTCAGCATCTCCAGCGCGTCACCGCGCTTTTCCCGAAGTTCTGGCGTGAGTACGAGCGGTTCAGAAACGATCGCGGCCGCGGTCTGCCTGAGTGGCCGAACTGGTGTTACTGCCCGCTCGCTGCGAGCTACGCGATCATCAGCGGCGGCGGAGACGGTCGCGTGCCCTTCGACCAGGCCCACCTGATTGGCGAACTCGGCGCCCTCGCGGCATGGCGGCCAGGCAAGGGCATCTATCGCTTCGACGACGACCTGTTCAGCGCCCTGGTCGAAACGCCCGTCACCGGCGACCTCCCGGTGGAAGTTCTGCAGCGCCTACCCGAGTGGTGCGTGTACGTCGAAGCGCCTGTCGCCCCCATGCACGGCTTCTTCGCCTTCCTCGAGTGGGACGCAGGGGACGGTCGCACCGAGCTTCGCATCCTCCAGGACGTGGACCGCGACGCCGCCCCTCGGCTTGTGCCCATCATTCTTCACCTCAGCGGCGGGACCCTCGAGGACGCCTTGCACGCCTTCGAGGCAGAGGCGGCGACGCAGTGGGCCAAGGCTGGCAGCCCGTCGTGGGTAGGCCCCCGACCTATCGCCGAGGAGACCGCCAAGGTTGTTCGTCCTCTGCTCTCCCTGTTGCTCTACCTTTGCAGCGACGACGCGGACTACGCTGGGGATCGCAAACCGGTTCGTCCCAAGCCCGTGAAGACGAACAAGGGGACGAAGATCATCGCGCCCGAGGCTCCCACCGTTTGGGACGTCGGCATGAGGATCGGGGCGGCCCTGCGAGCCGCTGGCGACGTGGAGCGTGGAGAGCCCGGCGAGGGCTCCCACGCGTCCCCCAGGCCGCACGTCAGACGGGCGCACTGGCACACGTACCTGACGGGCAAGGGCCGCACCCTTCCGGTGGTCCGGTGGGTCTCTCCGGTCCTCGTCGGGGGCGCCGGCACCGTGCCCACGGTGCGGAAGGTGGGTTTGGAGTAGTCGTCTTCGCTCGAGTCACATATCCTTGCCACCGGAGGCTCGAATGAACAAGGACTACGAGAAGGCCGTCGCCGAAGCTGAAACAAAGTACTTTCAATCATTTCAACCAAAGCCCGGACTCGGTTCGCCACGACCTGACAGGGACGCACTGCGAGCTGACCTGATGCTCGTGTACGCTCGAGGTCAGTACCATTTGCTAAAGGAAATCCGCGACCTTGCCCGCGGGAAAGCGGACAGCTAGAACGTCCAAGGCTCACCACCGAGTGAAGGATTGTTCATGGCTTCGATCGACTTCAGATCTACCGTTGCCGAGAACCACCAGTGCGCCTGGCTGGCCGGCGACAACTCTGTCCACGTCGCTGGCGAGTCCTACCACCAAGATCACATCGAGATGGTGGTCCAGCATTTCGGCGTCCAGAACCCTTTCTGTGCGTGGCTGATCCCGGAACCGGAGAACGCGCACGACAAGAACGCGGTGGCAGTGTACGTCGGGGGCGGGAAGGTCGGGTACCTTCCGCGTGATCTTGCCGAGCGATGGCAGTGGGCGTTGATCGAACTCCAAGCGGAAACGGGGCTGCGAGCCGCATGCGTCGGGAAGTTCTTCGTGTCGGCGGCCGTCCAGGACTGGGTCAGGAACGCCCACCAGGTGGAAGTGCTCTTGACGATGCCGCATCCCCCCATGAAGCCACCGAAGCAGAACGGCATGCTAGACACAATCCCCTCGGGGGGCCTCACGCTCGGGGCGATCGCGCTGGACACGAAGTGCCAGGTGTGTGGGGCGATGTGGAGAGTCGATGTCGAGCTGCTCGAAAGCGCCCAGAGGCCGTGTTCGCATCCGTTCGCTTACAGTCCAGCTGACGTCCTGCTCGTCGTCGATCGCCTCCGTGCCGTTGCGACCAACTTGAAGGCGATGATGAAGAAGAAGGGTTAGGTCAATTCGGCGGCGAACCTGGTGGCCCGTCCGCCGTCGAGATGGGGACCCAGGCGATGCGCCTGCCATCCTCGGCGATGATCGCGACGCCGTTGCTTCTGGCCTCGAGCTCGAACAGGGGCGAACCGGTCGCGTCAAGCACGAGCAAACTATCTTCGGGGGTGATGCGTGTGGTCTTCATGCCCCCTCTTCGGACGTGCGTCGAATCGGTTGCGTGAAATCGTCACAGGCCCTTCAAGTGCTCGGGCAAGTCCACCAACTGGACATCAGGGGAGGTGGAGGGAAGCCACCGGCCATTGATGGCTTCGATGTCCTTGATCTTCCGCTGGAGCGCGACAGGCAAGGAGCCCGCCTGAACAAGCGTCTTGATCTCGTCCAAGTCGAACACGACAACGCGGATTCCGCTCTTCGCCATCGCGAGCACCTGCAGCAAACGGCATTCAGACACCTTGGTTTGGTGAGTGCCAGGATCCCTCGGAAAACCGGACGCACCCTTGACCGTAAAGAACACGCCAATATCGCACGAATACTTCATCGAAATCTCTATGAGAGCGTACAACCGAAGAAACTCTGCAGTGCCGACCTTGCCCCCCCAAGCCTTTGCTTCCACGAGTATCCCGCCGAAATTCTTGTTGCCTTGGCACATGCTCATCAGCATGGTCCAAGGAACATCTTGGCCCGACACCAAGAGATCGTGCTGCCCAACCGGGCTTCGATAGGACTGAAGCGAATCTGCCCGGGCGAGGTTTCTGAATGCCAGGAAGGCAATCTGTTCCATCAGGTTCCCCGCTTCGCGCTTGTCGGCATCCGTGGGGTGCTGCTTGCTGCAAATGGCCTCGAGCTTCTGGATGTACTGGTCAAGCTCGTCGTTTGCCGGGTAGAGTAGGGAAGAGAGATTCTGCAAAGGACCGGTGGCTTCCCCAACTTGTTCCAAGGCCTCGATGTACTGCTCGAAGAACTCTTCGGGCGTCATGGGCGCTCCAGTTCGAGAGTGACCCCCTCAGTCAGCATCGTGCGAGTATCATAGCCAATATTCCGGTCGTCAACGATCTCCTCGTCGCATAGAGTACACTGCAGAGGAAAGCTTGGAAGACCATCGCGGAGCTGGCGAGCCGCGAACGGTGCTTCGCTGCAGCCGTGATACAGTAGTAGGTAGTTTGTTGTCGCACCCATGGACGCGAGGTGCGCGAAGATGGCCAATGCTGTCGAAGAACGTATTCCCGTAGCGATTGCAATCTCATGGGGCTGCGCGGCGCGGCGGCTGTTGAGAAACGAAACGAGAACCTCCCACTGAGATTGCGACACTGCGGGCATATGTTCCCGCAACGGCCCGATGTTCACCGAACACCCAACTCGCCAAGTAGAAATCTCAAAGCCCCCGCGCTCCCTCCGTACTCGGAGAAGCAATTGACGTGCTGGAATGCATCTTGGCTTTCGTCGCCCTTCAGTCCGAAGTAACAGTGCCCTCGGAACTCCTTCGTCTCCTTCGTCTCTTGCGGCGAGACCCTATCCAAGCTGCACTCATACGACTTGGTGCCCCACTCCTTGACTATTGTTTGGAGAACCGCGTCGCGCACATCACGCCTGTTGGTCTCGCTCTCGGGCGCCCCAATTGCAAGAAGCACAGCGTCTGCGAGGCGGTCCGCCAGCGCACCCAAGCCAGCAACGTCGATATCAACAACGGCGCCACTGTGCGCGTTGAGAGCGACGCCTGCGCTCTCAGCGCGGACACGGCGGTCTATCCATCGGACGTCACCGGCGGACCTGTACTTGGACCACATTTGGTCGAGAACCAACTGCGACAAGTTTGGTTGCTTGAGGGGCGTACCGAGCATCTCCTCCAGTGCACGCACTGCTGTTGGCAGGCGCTGCCAAAAAGCGAACTGGCTTGTGTGTAAGGAACCAGTCGGCGCCGAGCTGTAGGAGAAGCCGTCCCAATGCAGAGCAATGTACTTCGGGGCAGCCTCCACCGTCACATGCCAGCGAATCCGGCAGGACTGGGGCGCATCATCGCCCGGTTCGAAGAGCCAGTGCGTCACCGTGACCGCGAGGACGTACCAGGCCGTCCGCCCGTCCCGAAAGGGCCCGTACCAGGACTGAGACTTCCCAAACTCTGACAGGAAGTCCCTGGCGGTGAGTTTCTGCGGAAATCCATCCGTCTCAGTCAAGTAGAAGGCCAGCCACTTGCGAGGCCGACGACAAAAGGCCAGCATTAGCGCATCCACATCGAGGGAGCCAGCCTCGAACTTGTCCGAGAGTTCCCTGACGAGCTGGTCTTTGGGCTGTTGCCGTGACTTGGGGACGAGCTGAACGAGGATATCTTTGCTGAAGTCACCGCTCGCAACAAGGTGCTGGAAGAAATCGACACCCGGAGCGAAACCGTTGTCAACGAAGGAGTGCATCAGGTTCAAGCGTCCCGCCATGCAGAGAGCATACCGCGGTCCAGTCAGGACTGGAAGGATTGAACTCGCTGACTGATCGAGCTCCACAAACGACGAAAGCGCCCCGACCGAAGTCGAGGCGCTTGCTGAAAGCCACGCGGCTTCCGGTCTCCGGTCTAGACCCCTTCCGGAATGCGCAAGTCCTCCGGGTAGGGATTGTCGTCCGGTACCCCTCCCACCCAAGAGTCCGGCACGATCGCAGACTCGACCAGCCCGCCCATTTCCACCATCCGAGCGAGCGATACCCACCCTGCCAGTCGCCTTCCCCGCACCGTCCGGCCTCCACCCCAGATCGGACGCACGGGGCACACCTTCCTGCGACCGTACGGCTGACCGAAGTCACCCGTTGCCCATTCGTTCTCCGCCGTGCGCTCGAGCAGGACGGCCGCGTGGTCGGGCCCAGTGACGTGCAGCAGATCGCCCAGGTCGGGCTCGCCCCACGCGACGTACCAAGGAGAGCGAACCAGTCGGGAGAGGTTGGCGCCGACTGCCCAGCCCACTAGGCCCCCATCATCACCGCGATTGACGACGCGCTCGTCACGGCACCCGAGAAGCATTGCCACGAAGTGCCACAGGTCGCCGCAGCTCTGGTAGCCGCCGCCTTCGTCGCGCATCTTGATGGCCCAGGCTGCACCACGTCGCAGGGCGTCCTCGTACTGCTTGCGACGCCCCTCGGTGACCCACTCGTGCACGGGGTCGCCGACGGAGCGGCCTCGAGAACCATCGACGGCCCACGTCGCGATCTCGACGGCGGCCCGGCGTACGAGCTCGAGCGAGACGCGACCGGTTCCAGGCTCCCAGAGGTGGACACGTTTCATTTCCTCTCCTCGCTCTCGACCACAATTCCTCTGTCCGCGAGCTGCCAGCGTACATCCGTCCACCTAGCCCACATCGCCCAGGTCAGCGCGTCCGGTGCGTAGACGACCACGCCGGCATCGTCGAGTCGGACGATCTCGCGAGCTCCCGAGAGCATGATGAGACGAACGGTGATCACGTCGCCTCTATCCACGTCGGCAGCCCGCCGCGGAAGTCGGTCTCGATGGCGTCGTGGTCCACGCGGATGGGCCCGAGCATCACGTCGAGGGGACGGAGCTGCTGCATGCACCACCCGCGGTTGGATGGCTCAGGCACGCGCGACCCTGACCGCCAGTAGCGCGTGATGCGGGGGAGTTTCCACAACGCCTCGGAGTCGAGCCCTCCGGGGTCCGCGCCGACGTACAAGCCGGCCTGGTACCCAGCGCCCACGACCAGCATCGACCACGCGTTGATCCATTCCGCGGTCTTGTCGGCGGGGCCCATGCAGCCTTCGAGATCGAGCCACACGGTAGCGCCCTTCGGGATGCTCAGGTCAGCCAGCCAGTCGAGGGCCATCTGACCGTCCGTGGCGCCGATGTCACCCGATGGTGTCCACCCTGGAGTCCTCGATGGCGTGCACAGCATCAGCGCGAGCCCCGAGCACAAGATGCGGGCGACCTCCTCGCGCGTCACGGCGTAGCGTCCGTGGAGGTAGCGCACGACGAAGTCGACGCCAGCTCGGACCAGATGCCGACACGCGGCCGCATCCAGCGCCTGCACCGTGTCGATGCCGCGGGCGTGGGGACGAGCGGCGGCGGCCCTCATCTCTCGCACCGCACGTTGCACGCCCTCACCCCCTCGACGGTGCCGTTGCTCGCGACGACGCACGACGGGCCCGATGAGTCGTCCATCCACAGGTATCCGAGCCGGGACAAGCGCTCACAGTCGGGCGTGCAGTCGGGGTCGAGACCTTCAGGGCACTCGAGCCGCTCGAGCATGTCGCACGCCTGGGGGCACAACGGAAGGCCGGGGGACGGCGTGACGGGCTCGGGAGAGCAGCCGGACAGCGCGACCGCGAGGACGAACACGAAGGCGAGCGCTGCCACGACGGCGACCACGATGGCGAGCGCACGAAGCGCTGGGACGTGCCACGCGAGCACGGCGCGCTCGAACACACGGCCGGCGAATTCGCGGATTCCCCGAAGCTGGGTACGGAGCCGCTGAAGCTCTTGGTCGAATTCGGCAGAGATCATCGCATCACCCCCATCTTCCGCAGGTTCGCGACCAGCGCGGCGACGTCCACGTCCGCCACCCAGGTCTCCGCCTCGAGGTCGTTCTCGATGTTCTTCCAGGCCTCGATCCGGTCGTAGGGTTCTCCCCACGATGAGACGTGCCCGAGGCCGTCTTCCGTGTAGGTTGCGCACAACTCGGCGTGCCTTCCCTCCACGGGGCCGGTCAGCTCCCACGCAAGCTTCCCCGGCGTCCAGTGCAGGTAGGACCGATCCACGCGCTTGCCGCGGACGACGAAGCGAGCTTGCTTCCCGGGGGCAGAGAGCGCGGACTTGATCTGCGCGACGAGCTTCGTGCTGTGCAAGATGCGACGGGGCCGAAGCCAGTCCTGGTCGAGCCCCGCAGTCAGCGCGTCCCAGGGGGGCTCCTTATTGACGTTGCTTCGGTCGTAGCGCCATCGCGTTTCGGACACCCAGCCCGTCTCGCGCGCGACCTCGCTCATCGCGAGCATATTCGACCCGGTGTCCGTCAGCAGCGCCTTCTTGCCCTTCGCCCGCTTCAGTCTGGCGAGGTAGTAGAGCGCCAGCACGCTGGGCCACGTTCGCGGCAGACCCAGCAGGCCGAGCGTCGCCCAGATCGCCCCAGCGTATGCCCACGCTAGGCAGTCCTCCGCCAGTTGTTCGCCTCCGCGGCGCACGCACTTCGACAGCGCGTCGCAGCTCGGAGGGGACTCGACGGGCGCATATGCGAGTCCGTACGGAGCCGCGTCGGGGGGCGAAGGGATGAAGCCATTGCAGAACTTCCGGCTCATCGCTGGGCCTCCGTCCACACGATCGGGTCACTCACGGCACCCGCACTTTGGCCCCCGCCGAACAGGTTGACGAAGGACCGAATGATGGTCCACGCCTCCACGATCTCAGCGAGTAGGCCAGCAATCGATGGTTGCGAGCACGACTCCGAGGCCAAGGCGATCGACTTCACCGCAACCTCATACGCGGCCCAGGCCCGAGCCATGGCGTCATCGAAGCCCTTGCGCGCATCGGGGCTCTTGAGCAGATTGCGCACCCCGCTCCGTTCGACTTCGGCGAGCGCCCGCTGCACGTCGGCCAGTTGGGCCTGAGACGTGACCACGGTGGGCATGACCGCCCCGCACGGGTCGCGTAGGAGCGAGCAACCAGACAGACAGGATATGAGTCCGAAGCCCACGATGATAGCGAGCGACAGCGTGATGATGGTCAGTCGGAATTCAGGCATTGTTCATCTCCAGGTTTGAAGCGCAGCGACCACCGCCGACGCAACCGCCATTGCGATTGCGCCAGCAGCTCCCCACAGGGCCGCGCGGGCTCGGGCTCGCGCGACAGCCTCGGCTTCCACGGCGGAAGCTTTGGCCTTGCTCTCTTTCGACAGGCTTTGCTCGACGGAGTCCAAGCGGACCTGCAGCCCAGCAATCTCGCTCTTGCGTTCCTCGTACCGCCTCCGGAGCGCTTCGTCTGAATACGTCACAGCCGATGTGGCCGTGAGCGTGTCGTCGTGGTCCTCGAGACGGTCCAGGCGGCGCTCGATGGGCCTGTGCCGGATGTCGCACTCGCGGTTCCTGCGGTCCTCGGCCTCGCGCATTTCGCCGCGCATGCCCAGGACCTCGTCGAGCACTTTGCGCCCGATGGCGTGGGCGGCCTGAGCCTCAGCGCGAGCCTCCACCGCCTCACGCATCATCTCGCCCGTGCGTTCGTCGAGGGAATCGAGGCGACCATTGATCGCGTCGAAGTCCGAGTCGCGGACGCAGCGCGGTTTGGTGCCGTTGCCGGGCTCGTGACAGGCGGCCGTCACAACGGCGCCCCTGTTGGCGGCACCGTGGGGCGATCCTTGACTGTAGGAGCCTCACGCCATGCGTCCGTGTCGATCACCGTTGTGAGCTTGCCCTTGGTCGCGATCTTGGTGGCCCAGGCGTCTCCTCCGACAGCTGTCAGCCATGCGAGCACTGCAATCCTGCCAGCCTCCAGGGCCGACGCAGAAGTGAGCGTCGGCATGAACAGACCGACGATCGCGATGGCAGCCACCGCGGCGACCACCAGCACGGGCCAACCGTCAAGAGAAGGAACCCTGGCGCGGATTGCCTGGACGAGGGCCACAATGACTACCGCATAAACCCCTGCAGTTTCGATGAGTTCGACCATGATCTTCCTCTCTCACCAGTAAACGGTGATTGCCTGGGCGGTGGAGTCGGCCTTGATGACGTAGGCTTTGATCGCGTCCACGTCGCCGTTTACGTAGGTGATGGTATCCTCCACGCCGCCCTCGTAGACGACGTGAAGGGTGCCTGCTGCCCCGATGCGGATTCTCCGCGGGAGCACGCCGCCGCCCTCCTCGTACAGGTTCACATCGGCCCCAAGGGGGCCTGCTGCGGCGTAGGTCTTCGACCGCGACGCCGCGTCGATCTGCGTGATCATATTGCACCTCAGTGGCTTGGGATCTAGATGTCGTCAGCCTTACGGCGCTCGACGCTGGGAAGAATCGTTCCCGCTGCAACAATAGTGTCGACCCCAACGTTGGAGTTCTTCACTTGCAGAGTGATGGTCACGTTCGCGCTGGCCGTCAGCACTCGCTGTGCGATCAGGCAGAATGCGACGAAGATGACGTCCACCTCTGGCGCTGACATTAGCGATTCCCGCGAGTAGGAGACGCCGTCACCGTCGTCGATCTTCACGCGAAACGACACGGACTGGCCCGCGTTATCGCCCCCGGCCATCGCCTCGAAGTTGACGAGTGCCGTGACGATGTCCCCGGCCACCTGGTCATCGAGGACGGTGGTGATGGGCGTGTCTTGCCAGCTGTCCGATCCGACCCCGTTGTAGGAGGTGCCATCGACGGCGTCCACCGCGTCCTTGATGCGCGTTGATCTTTCCTTGAGCCACAGTGCGGCGTTTGCGGCAGCCTGGTGACACGCCTCGTCGTCCTCGGCGTCGTACAGCTCCATATTGAGCGGAGCTTCGAACGTCGGCCAAGCGGATCCGTCTGCCGTCAAAGTCTTTCGGAGTGGCATGGTTTCCTCACGCTGCGATGTAGGTTTGGTCCGGATTCAGCTGCAATGTCCCGCCGAGGTTGGCGCGCCCCAAGACGAACTGCACACCGGCCCCGTCGTATCCGCGCATGGCCCTGGCGGTCGTCTTGTCGACGCACACGAGTTCGCCGGCGGTGCCCGACCCCAGTCCGGTGATGGAGGCTGGTACCAGGCCCGAGATGGCCACGGGAGCGTAGCCGTTGTTGGGCTCTCCGACGACGATCCCGAGAGCGACGCCGGCCTGGGTGAACGCGGCGGCGACCGCCTTTTTGATCTGCTCGTCGTTGCTGGCCCCCATGCACACCACGTCTCCGACCTCGACCACCTCGCCTGCTGCGAGTAGATACGGAAGCCAGAGGTACGACCCTGACAGGCGCGCCTTGAGGTAGGCCGTCCGTCGCATGAGGTCCGACACCGGACCGTCGACGACGAAGGGCCCGTACGGGTCTTCTCCTGGTGCGTAGACGACAACACCGCACCACTCCTCGATTTCGTCGAGCACTCTCATTGGACCTTGTACCCTTCTTCCCCTACGAATCCGCGGATGGCACCGGGGAGGCGTGCGCTGCTGCCTCGAATGGTTCCTGTGCCTCTGCGCCACAGTGGGGCCCGGAGATCTGCTACGCCGTTTTCTGACGAGCAGAAGACGACATACGGGCACGTCTCACCCTGGCCCCGCCACTTCCGGATGGACCGCTTGATCGCCCGCCACTGGCCCTGAGGCATGCTTTCTTCCAGCATGCCGCGCGCCCCCCACTTGCCGCGATAGAAGCCCTGCTCGCCGCGGAGCGGAGCCGTGACGCGCCCGCCGGTCATCGCGTAGTAGTCAATCACGACCCAGAACCGCGCAAACTGGTCGCGCGTTCCGCTTGGGACCTGTCCCATCGCCCTGAGGGGCAGGAGCCACGCGAGCCCGTCTTCGAGCCACCCCGTGGGCCATTCGGTGGACCGTCCCCAGGCCGGGGACGGCACGCCGCACGACGCGAGACCCGCCAGCACGCCCGGGCCCGTGCCGCTCCATTCCCACGTCTCCCACGCCGCTCCGATGCGCGTGGCGTAGCTTTCGGAGGTCTCCCCAGGGGCCTTTTCGATTTGCCGCTCCCACCCGAGCAGAACCAGGCCGTCGTCCGGGGCGAAGCGCGGGTATCGGACGAGCACGCTCTGCGTCAGGCGCTTCTTGAGCCAGTCGTACTCGGCGGCGAACGCAGTGACCCACTTCGTCCCCCACGCTCCCCGAAGCCGCGGAGGGCTGAGCACTTCGGTCGCGTACTGGACGAAGGTGCTCATCAGACCTCTTCCACCAGGAGCAAGTCACTCGCGCCGATGACGGGCACCGCACGAGCGCCGGGGACGACGTCTGCCGAGGGACTGAACAGCACGGCGTTCCGGACCTGGTTCGTGTCGTATTGAAGCGCATCGACGATCTGCGAGAGGTAGGCCGTGTCCTCGATCCCGCGGCTGCGGATGTACGTGGCGAGCTCGGTCAACGCGGTGGCCTTAGCCACGCTGCCATATCCCGCGTAGGCGTAGATCGTGCCCTCGAGGTCGATAACCTCGTTGGTCGCGCTCTGCACCGTCAAGGAGACGGTGAGCGGTTTCTTCGCCAGGATGGCGCTCTCGATGACGGATACCACCGTGTTCGAAAGCGCCCCATCCGGGCCCGCGATGGTGACGATCACAGCCCCACTGCCGAGCGGGTCCGTCTCGACGAGCACGCGCGTCACCTGGGCGGCATACGGGTGTTCGTTTCGGCAGTAGTACACGTACCAGTCGCCGTTCGCGCCAAGCCCGAGGACAGCCCACCTGGACCGGCACCGCTGCTTGAGCAGAGGGTCGGACTCCTCGTCGGTCCCCTGCGTGCTGGGCCAGGTTCCCGTCCCGTTGTCGATGTTGGTCGCGGTGACGCCGACGAGAGGGGTCAGCATCGTGGTGATGGTGCCGACCGGAACGTTGTAGTCCGCTCCTGGGGACTCCGCGCGCAGGGTGATGGTCAGCGTGGACCCGCTCGCCAGAGTGCCGCCGTCGATGTTCGTGAACCGCCGCAGTCCATCCGTGAACCAGAGCTGCCCGGGCAGGATGGTGAAGGGTCCCTCTCCCGGCGCGCAGGTCAGAAGCTCCGGTCCCTCCGTGTACCCCGCAGGGTACCGAGTGAGGCCGTAGACCTCCTTCGCGTATAGGGTCAACCAGTCGAGCGTCGCGGTCGACAGAAAACCGGCCTTCGCCACCTCCACCTGACTGGTGGAGTACATGGCGGACTCCTCCGCATCCATCTCGATCAGGGTGCGGGCCGTGCCTCCATCGTGCCAGTCCGTCACCGGAAATCCGGCGTCCGTGAGGCGCTGGAGTAGGCGCTCCCTCGCCTGCACGTTCGTGGAGGTGGCGATGAGCGACTGAAGCGTGACCGTCATGTCTGCACCCGGATGATGGTTGCTGCCCTGGAAACCTCGCCGATGAGCCGGAACGGGCCTGCTGCGCTGTGGCAGACGAGGGAGGTGGACAGCGTCCGCGTTGCTGGCGTCCAGCGCACGGAGGAAGACGCCGTCCTGACTCGGTCGTCCTTCAGCGCCTCGGACTCCAGACCAGACCTGCACGCGTGAAGCGTCTGCCTGTCAACCTCGTCGTGGCAGTAGCCCACGAGCCCCCGTCCGTAGTCGGGAGAGTAGAACAGCTCGCCGCGCGGTGTACGGATTCTCCAGGCGAGGGCCCACGCAACGTTTCGCACGCCCCCGACGAGGCGCAGCTGCGGGTCAAGGTCCTCCTCGCACATGATGTCCACGCCCAGATCCGAGTCCGCAACGGACGCCCTGGTCGCAGGGTTCTGCGGCGACGGAGCCAGCGGAAAGGTGAACTCGCTCATGCCTTGTTTCCTGAGCTGTCGATGGCGTCAACGCTGAAGGTTGGGGAGGAGGCCCATCCACCAGATCGCAGGACTGTGAAGCGATGCCCCCCGGCGATGGCGACTCGGGCCGAACCGGTGTAGCGCCCGACGAATGCTGTGCCGTTGAACACGGTCTCCACCACGTCTCTCTGCGCGACACGGATTTCTACATGTCGAAGGTCGACGTTGTCGGTCACGTTGAAGCTGACGGTGTCCGTCGGGCGAATCGGTGTTCCTGGCACGGGAGAGATGTCGCTGATGGAGGGGGCCGTCTCGTCGGCCGTGACGATGGCGCTCGCCTCCTCGGTGTTCCCATCTACATTGCCGGCGGCGTCCCGGGCCCTGACACGGAAGCAGTACGTCTTCCCGGGCGCAAGGTTCTCGAGATCGAACGAGCACTCGATCGGCCCCTCGATCATCTGCCAATTGACGGGAAGAACGTCAGCAGCCGACACAACCGCACGTGTCGTCCACGTATCGCCGGGCTCTGTCGAGACATGGACTTCGTACTCGATGGCGTCCGTAGCAGTCACATCATCCGTAGCTGCGTTCCATGCCAGGGTAACGATACCACCGGACTCAGACGCTCTGGTGATTCCTGCGAAGGTCGGTGGAGATGTATCAACAAACCCTACCGTCTCGTAAGGCGATGCCTCGAACACTAGGAGCTCTGGGACTGTAGTGTTTTCGAGTTCTGCCATTACGTTATTAGGGGATCAGACCCGTCCCAAGGGAAAATGAAGTGGTTGAACTGAGCAAACTGCTTCTCCTCGGTTTCACTCGGGTACGTATTTCCATTGCTAAGACCGCTCGGGCCGAACCAGAGGTCTTGCATCTTTCCCAAGACGGTCTCGTGTGTGAGAGAGTACGGGTAGATTTCAAGACTCGGAAGAAGACCGTCGTAGTTAGCAGTGTTCCACGTCTCTCCCAACCCAACAGCGCTCACGCCTAAGCTAGCAAGCCGGATGGCCGAGTCCTCAACTCCATCGAACGAACCTTGAAACTTACTCGTCCGTTGGAAGTTTGCGTGTGTAAATCCGTCAGACAATGCCGGGTTTGCATACAAGATCCCCTGGGACAACTCCGGCTTTGACCCAGCCAGTGCTTCGAAGAACATGATGTTTCCAACCTTGTTATCTGCCAGCCTGAGAAGCCTTGTACAAGACTGATCTGTCGATTGCATCATGTGAAGCACGACGGGAGTAACGGTATCGCTTGTGAATGCGCTAACACCATCGACAATTGTGACTCTATCCGAAGCAGTAGGAGGGGTGGATGTTGTTCCGCCCGAAAAGTCCCCTGACCGCGACATGTAAACGTAGAAATACTTGTGAGAACCGTTGTAGTAGTACGACGTCAAGAAGAAGCAGAGTTGCATGCTGTAAAGTGGGTGTTGAAGAATAGTCCACGACCTGGGCACCCCCGCGGAACTTGCCCAATTCACGTCTGCAATCGTACCCCACGTGTCCGCGTCTGCGATGTTGGTCTTGTCGCAGCTTCGAACTACAGTCCACCCCCACGAAACAAGAGTGTTCTTCTGCAAGAGCATTGCGATCTTGCAAGACTCATTTGCGTTAGCCCCAACAATCCGATTGTTGAGCGAGAAGTTCCACGACTTGCTCTTCGCTAATCTGGGCATTGGGAGCCTATGCAATCACCGGGATTGATCCATCCCAAGGAAAGACGAAGTGGTTGAATTGAGCAAACTGATTTGCCTCAGTCGCACTTGGGTATGGTGTTCCGTTGTTCGCTGAGAGGGTTGGGCCAAACCAAAGGTCCTGCATCTTTCCCAGAATAACCTTGTGCGTGAGTGTGTAAGGGTAGATTTCGCAGTAAGGTATCACGTTGTAGCGATTCAGCGTGTTCCACGTCTCTCCCAACCCAACAGCGCTCACGCCTAAGCTAGCAAGCCGGATGGCCGAGTCGTCTGCTCCGTTGAACAGGCCCCGGAACTTGCTAATCCGTTGGAAGTTTGCGTACGTGTATCCGTCGGACAACCCTCCCGCAACGAACAAGATTCCCTTCGGGATCTCGGCCCGAGTGTCGGCCAACGTCTCGAAGAACATGGCGTTTTCAACCTTGTTACTCGCCAACCTGAGGAGCCTTGTGCAGGATTGATCTGTCGACTGCATCATGTGAAGCACAACGGGAACGGCGGAATCGTTCGTGAATCCACCCTCAAGAAGTGTGATCCTATCCCCTGCCGTAGGCGCCGAATTTGTCGCTCCACCTGAAAAGTCCCCTGACCACGACAGGTAGATGCTTTGCCACTTGTGAGAATTGTTGGAAGAGTAACTTGTCAAGAAGAAGCAGATTTGCATGGTATGCAGGGGATGTTGAAGAACAGTCCAGGAGCGAACCCCCGTACTATAACCCCAGTTCACATCTGCGATTGTGTTCCACAGATCCGCGTCTGCGATGTTGGTCTTGTCGCAGCTTCGAACTACAGTCCACCCCCACGAAACAAGAGTGTTCTTCTGCAAGAGCATTGCGATCTTGCAAGACTCATTTGCGTTAGCCCCGACACAACGATTGTTGAGCGAGAAGTTCCACGACTTGCTCTTTGCCAACCGTGTCATGTCACATCACCGAGTCGATAAGCTCGAGAGAATTCACAACAACGTCCCTGTCCCCGGGGCCGTTGTCGCCCCGGTTTGCGCTGCCGCTGTGCCCGCAGTGGCGACGGGAATGCCCGCGGCGACCGTGACTTCCGCGAATACTGTGATGTGCTCGACCATCGTGTCTGCAATGACCTCCGCCAGCTTGTCTGTCGCGTCGTTGTCCGTCGCCCCCGTCTTCTCAATCAACGCGGCCTTGAGGGCCGCCTTGAGCGCAACTGCCGACATTGCCATCACAGCCCCGCTTTCACGCGAGCGCTGCCCGCGGTGATGACGCCCGGCCACGGCCCCGCCTGCACGGGGTCTCCTTGTCTTGCAACACCCATCCTCGGAGCTTCTCCAAGGTCGAGCGCGACCGGCGATGTGATGGTGATGTTCTGCGCTGCCTCGAACGTGACGGTCAGCGGCGTCCCGGACTCCCATAGTTCAGCTATCGGGCGAGACGGGTCGCCGTTGCCCTCAAAGGCAAGCAGCACCCTTGCCCCGGGGGGCACGGTGAGCTTGAGGCCCGGCACTCCCACTCGTATCGGCACCCCAGGGATGCCGGGAATCCTCGGGTCATCGGGTAGAAGCTCGAGCTTGCCGGAGCCGTCCTGCGAAACAACTCTCGCCGGGTACCGTGCCAGGTAGTCGAGCCGAGCACCAACGATTGACTCGACCACCCATTCGAGCGCGGCCTTGAACCGATCAAGCACTTCTCACCTGTGCGTGTTGGATCGGGGGTCGTTTTGGGACAGTGGTCATGTCGATTTCGTCGATTTCATCTCTCGAACCACACCGTCGTCCTCGACTCGTGCGGTCGCATCTGCACGCGCCCGACCCTCTGGCCGAGCAGCGTCGTACCCGGAAGTAGCAGCTCATCAGTGGCGATGAGCACAGCGTTCTCCCTGGGTAGCTCCTCCATGACTTCGTGCTCGATGTCGGCCTCGGGCCATGTCTCCTCGCCGAACCAGAAGGTCCCATCGGGCAAGAATCGCCAGGCGAAACCTCCCTTGCGGGCGAGCATCATCACCGCCTGGGCGGCCTGCCGACGGGTCCGAATCCAGTGCGCGAGGACCATGGACAGGCCCCAGGTCGCAGTCGCCGACACCACCTCGCCGGCCCCTTCGACCGTGTCGACGATGGGAAGCCGGATCGGGACGCCGCGGAACGTCTTTGCCGGCGCATCGTCACCCAGTCGTCCTCGTCCCCCGACGACTCGCACGGGGTTCCTCCCGTGCACCGACTGGCCACCGTCGGCCACGGTCCCCGCCAGCGACCATGCGTACTCGAGGATGGCGGCGCCGGCGAGCGCATCATCCGTATCCAACTCCACATCCGCCCACCACACACCAATTCTGGGCAGGATAATCGTCGCTGCGAGGACGTCGATGCCGTTGAGGGCTCCTGGCATCAGTCATCATCCCAGTAGTTGGGGTTGTTGTAGTCGGACTCAGGTGGGACGGGCGGAGGTGGCCCTGGGGGATCAATGCCGTTGGCTCGCGCGAGTTCTTCCCACGAGACCGGGGAACCAGCCGCCACCATGGCGAGCCATTCCTGTTCGACGGATTTCCGGTCTGCGGAACTGCTCGCGGAGCCGGAGGACTTCGCGCCCTTTGGCGTGCCAGTCCCGGTGTTCTTCGCCTCCGCCGTCCATTCGATCGCAGAGATCTTGACGGTCTTCGTGCCTCGGGTGGTCCCGTTCTCGAGGCCGCCGATGTTCTTGATGATCACCGCTGAGATGCCGCTGTCGTACGTCACCGGGTGCTCGATCTCGAACGGGTCCGACTCTTTCTTGTCGGTCGGGTCCCGAAGCTGGGGCCTGATCTTGCGCCACTCGGCCCACTGGGCCGGTGTCCACATCAGTAGCTGGATCTGGACTTCCGCGGGTTCCCAGCCCTTGACGGTGACCTTCGCCTTGGTCTTGCCGTCTGGGCTCTTGACGTCGACCTTCCGCTCCGCTGGCTTCGAGATGTTCACGTGCACGAGCCCTGGGAGCTCGATGGCGCCGAGCTGGCACCTCTCCCATTCCGTGCGGTTGCCGAGGTCGAGGATGCCCCCCGAAGTAGACCAGAACGGAGCCGCGTCCACGATGGCGGGCGTCGTCGGCTCCCCTTCTGACGCAGTTGCCCCGTCATCTGGAGGGCGACCGCTTCCCCCTGGGGGAGTCCAAGGGCCGAAGGTGTCGTTCTCGGTGGTCATTGGGTTGCGCGTGGTTCCATTATCTGCGAAAGTCTGGACATGAATCAGCAATGGCAGCAGCCGCCGCAATGGCAGCCACAACCACCACAGTGGCAGCCACAACCACCACAGTGGCAGCCGCCGCAACCGAAGCCGGGGGCTCCGACCTGGCTCATTGCCGCACTCATCGGAACCCCCGTCGTTGCTCTTCTTTTCTGCGGGGGGCTGGTGTGCATCGGCGCGGCCGCCGATTCCAAGAAGAGCCGAGCTTCAGCTCCTGCGGCAACGACGAAGCCCGCCCCCAAGCCGGCGTGTTTCACCGGAGACAACTGCTACCTGCGCACAATAGGCAGCGATCGAGCGGTCCCTGTCTTTGGGAGCGAGGATGCGATGTCCAAGGCGACGAAGGCCGCCGCTCGCAAGGACGTGCTCGGCTTCGCATCGCAGATTGCTTTCAGCGTGGACGACGGCACGCCGGTTCGTGTGATCGGCCGCGGGTTCGAGAAGGCCGAGATTCGAATCCAATCGGGACAGCACTTCGGTCGGTCCGGTTGGGTCGGAACAGACAGCCTCAAACCGTGACTACGTGCTCGGCTGAAGCCCGAGCTCCAGTGCAATCTCCTCCCACGCCTCCAGCATCCCGCGCTTGACCTCGGAACGGTCGCCGTTTCCCACGCGGATTGCCCCGTCATGGAAGTTCACGGTCATGACGCGCCCACTGGGGCCCCCGCCTGACCCCGCAGATGCCTCGCCGGCGGCCGCGGCAAGTTGCCGTGGCTGTGGGGGCGCAACCATGCTCAGGACAGCATCCTGGGTCCGCCCTGGGTCGCCCTCGAGGCCTCCAGTGAACCCCTGCCTGGTCTGGGCGCCAAGCTTGTGCATCACCTGCGATGGTGACCGAATCTTGAGGGTCGATGTCGTGGCGTTGACCACGCTCATCGCCATCTCGATGGCAGCCGAGACTGCGCTGGAAATGCCCGCTCGGATACCGGCCGCAAGGCCCATTACGAGATTCATCCCACCGTCGATCATCATGCCAGTGAATCCGACAACCGTCTCGTAGATGCCGGTCAGTCCCGCCATGATGGATCCAGGCAACTCGGTGATGGTAACAACCACCTTGCCTCCCCACAGCGCGACGTCGCCCATCAGCTTTCCGAAAAGCGCCGTCCACACAATCGTCTGGCCTGCCACGAACCCGAGCACGGTGCCGAGCTGCTCGAAGGCCTTCGTGATCTTCTCTGCGTCCGTGGCCTTCTCCCCGTCAATTCCGTCAAGGGCCTTCATCAGCGGCCCGATCCCAGCCAAGAACCCTTCCTTGAGACCCTTTCCGAAGCCCTCCAGGTGAGGCATCACCTTGTCGACAACAATCATGATCTTGTCGAAAGCTTCGGTTGCCTTCGTGGAGTCGAAGTCGCCGAACATGTCGGAGAGGATGCCGCCCATGCGCTCGAGCACAGCGACGATACGCTGGCCTCGCTCCGTCAGCTCGCCCTTGTCGTCAATTGCAAGGTCTCGAGCCCATCGAATCGCGCTCTTGAGGCTGTCGTAGAACTTGGCGAGCCCGGTGCCCTTTTTCGACGCCGATTCGATCGCTGCGTCCATGAGCTCGAACGGACGAGACAGGACCGTTGACCACAAGCCGACGAGAGTCTCGGATTGCTTGGCCATCACCGTTCCGTACTTGTCCTCGATCAACGTGATGATGGCGTCCAGGGCCGTCTCGGAGTCGATCTTGCCCGCCTCTTGCATCTTGCGGACCTCGTCGATCGACTTGCCCATCTTCTTGGCGATCGCCTCGAAGACATCTCCCTTCCCCAGGCCGGCGTTTTGCAGCTGCATGATCTCGCCACCCATCAGCTTGCCAGCCGCCCGGATTTGCCCCATCACGAGCGTGAGCTGGCCCATGATGGCCGGGTCACCGCGAACGGCTGCCAAGTTGCCAATTGCCCGAAACGTGCGCTCGAGCTCCTGCTGTTTGAACCCGAGGGCAAGGAGCTGCTTGTACTGTTCGATCACGTCCTTGGTGGCAAATGGCGTGGTGGCCGCCATCTTCTTGGCGCTGGCATAGACCTCATCCGCCGCCTTGCTGCTCTTTAGCATCGCCTCCAGCGTAACGAGCGTCGTCTCTCGAAACGCGCCCACCTCCACCGAGAATCGCGCGAAGGCGTATACCCCCTTCGCGCCAAGCACACCTACAGCAATGGTCGCAGCAACGGCAGCCGCGACAACGGCCATAAGCCCGGTGGCAAACCCCACGGCGGCCGTCGTCGCCACCCCGCCGAGAGATAGGCCGACCTTACCAAGGGCCCCATCCACCTGTGTGAGCGCGCTGCCCAGCTTGAGTACCCCGCCAGCGGCCTCGTTGCCGCCTAGGCGCCCCGCGAGCTGCACCAGGCGCGAGAACCCACCGATCTGCTTCGGCGTCGACTGCAGAGCCAGTGGAGTCTTCTGCGCTGCCATCGACTTCATGGCATGGCCCATCGACGACTCGGCCTTTCGGGCCGCCGCGTCCGCCTTGTTGAGGGACGCAGTGGTCTTGTCGATGCTGGACGAGATCCGTGCGGCCGGCGAGGATGCCTGGTCAAGGAATTTGAAGGCCCAGGACAGGGAACTCATTCGGAGTGTGCCTTTCGCATCACGTGCATGAACTCAGCTACAAGCTGCCATCCGATTGTTGCGTCGTCGCCTTCCTCGTCGCGGTACGCTGACTTGAGACATTCCGCTGCCACATGCGGTTTCGCCACCGCCTCGCGGTAGCGGCTCAGAGTTTTTTTACGCGAACCTTCTCGTGGAGCTTGGCAAGCTCAGAGAGCTTGTTTCCGAGCGTCACGACGATGAACGGGAACTCGTCGGCAATGGCGGCCAGCTTCTCGCCGTCGGGCCACACGACGCAGGACATTGCCAGCCCCCGGAAGGCCTCGAGCTTCTCTCCCTTCTTGTCCCCTCCGTCCTGAAGGAAGCGCTCGACTTCGGGGACCGTCGGTCCCTTGCACACGTACTCGTCGCCATCCTCGTCGGTGAGCAAGTACAGTGTCTTGTGCTTCGCCTTCAGTTCCTGGATCGTTTGGTCGTCGACCTTCTGCTTCGTCACGTTCTGCCTCCTCAATCCTGTCGCTGGCTCACGCCAGGCTTTCCGTTCCAGAGAATGACTCCGCCCACCGCGAGCTCGATCTTGACCGGAATGGCTTCGTTGTTGCCCTTGCTGGCGTCCACGCTGGACTTCTTGATCCGGCACAGTGGGACGGTGTCCGTGATGACGGGGGTCACGTTCGTCTCGGAGTACGAGCACACGAGGGGGAAGAAGACCTCGTACGGGTACGGCCCCAGGCTGTCGAAGAACTCCTGGAAGTGACGGCGTGTGTGAAACTCGAGGGAGGCGTCTGCGTCGTAGTCCCCCTTGGTCATCCCGATGGTCGTGCCATCTCCGCCCTTGACCTTGCCCGGCTCGAGCCCATCAGAGTAGTTCACTGCCGAGAGCAGGTCCCCTTTGAGCTTGCCCAGGCCTGCCCTGATGGACGTGAAGCTGTACTCATGTCCGTTGACGAGAAATTGTCCCATGGCTTGCTCCTTACTCGCTCACGGTGCGAGTCAATGTGATGTCGTGATCGATCCACTTGGCATCCGGGCGGATCTGAATGAGGGTCTTGCACCGGATGGTGCGCGTGGCTCCGAAGTCGGTGGTGCGGTTGACCACGAATCGGGAGGCAGAAGCGTTGCCAGCGTCGACCACTCCGTTCTTGATGCCCTGCCCCACGTACTCCTCGATCCTTCGCACCTCGTGTTCGGCCAGTGTGCCGTTCGGCTGGAGTTCGAAGTCGTCGTGCACCAAGTCGATGAGGAAGGCGCCTGCGATGCGCAGGGCCTTGTCCATGACTCGGCCGTTGCGGAGCTGGGAGAAGTCCGACCCCTGGGGCGCCATCGTGTAGTCGTCTTCGACGTAGAAGCCGGCCTTTTCCACGTAGGTGCGCAGAACGCAGAAACGCGCCTGGTCATTGCCGAGCCCGGGAGTTACACGCTCGTCCCGGAGCAGCGCTCGGACGCCATCGAGGGTGCCGTCCTTCACGCGTCCGATGTGGGTGTTGACCTTGGTGCCGAGGGCCCTGCGGGCCATCGTCCACGCGCCGCTCCGCTTGTAGAAGGCGCCGTCCACGTCACTGTACAGCTCGACGAACCCGCCGCTGCACACGACGCGCTTTGCCACCGTGTTGATGGTCGCAGTGAGCAAGTTCACGTCGCTGTCGTCCGCGGCCTCGACGAACGCGCGAATGAATCGCTTGGCTGTCTCGGCCGCCGTGAGCTTGGCCTGCAGGGCCGTCACCAGATCCACCGTTTCCGCTGCGTCGGCTGGGGTCCCAACGACGAAGAAGAGCGAAGCCTGAAACGGCGTCGCGAGATACGCGTCGACCGCGGCATTGAGCTCGGTGGTGGTGAAACCGGGAGCAGTGCAGTCGGTCGAGTACGTGGTTCCCAAGCCGTAGAGGCCGACACCGAACGTGAACGTGAGGTCTGTGCCGGGGATCTCGTAATCCCCGCCAGCCGGGATCTGGAACGTGCCGGAGTACTTCGGATTGGCGACGTTGCCGTTGAGGGAGTACTTGAACTCCCCGGCCCCCAGGGCGCCCGCCTTGGTGATGACCACCACCACCGAGTACGCGTCATTGGGCTCGCCTGCGACTGTCACGTCCGGGCCGTCTCCAACCTTCGTAACCGCGCTTGCGACGCCAGCGACGTCGGAGGTGACCGGAACGACCTTGATGGCCCCGGTGCCGAGCAGGTACGCGGCGGCCTGCGCCAGCGGTCCCCTTTCGAGGTCCTCGAGCGCATCGTCTTTGTCGGAATAGCTGTAGACCGTATTGGGGGTGCCGCCCTTTGCCACACCGAACACGACCATTTCGTTCTCGACGCTGGCCGGAACTGTCCCCAGCCCGCCGTCGCCCACCGTGTTGCGCACGCCGCCCAGATTGCTCATCGTTCACTCCTCGTTGGAGGGGGTTGTTATGTGCCAGCCCCGATCCACCCGTAGCCCCAGGTGGAATCGCTCTCGTAGGTCCACCCCGTCATCGGGGAGGTGGGGACGATCTCGTCCAGAACCGGCACGTCGATCGTGACGGTCAAAACCACTGCTTCGCCGTTGGTCAGCCAGTGCTCGGACTCCGCTCCAGGGGTCACTCGGCGCGGATGCGCTGCGGTGGAAGCCAGGCGCTGCAGCGCGACCAGGTCGTTCCTCCACAAGTCTCGAACCTGGGCGGCGTCTCTGCCCCATACGTGGATCTCGACGAGTTGCTGCTCGGTCCAGAGCCTGCGAGGGTTGCCGCCCGGCGACCCGCCGGCGAAGTCCGATTCTGCCAGCGCCCAAACCACTCGCGGAGGAGCGCCCCGTTCATGGAGCTTCTTTCTTCCAAACAGGTGGGGGACTGCAGAGGGGCCGATCTGCTGGACCACCGAGTCCATCAGTTCTTCGATGTTGCACTTCGTCATCGTCTACTGTCCACAGGACGTCGCTTTGAGGAAGAGCACTACGAAGCCGATTGTGATGATCAACACACAGGTTCTGGACAGCCAGACCGTCCTTCGCCACTCTCTGAGTTCTGTGGGAGTTGGGGTGTAGGGTGGATCATTGGCGTCGCGGCGTCGGGTACGGCCGTAGCTGCGGTATATGATAGTGTTGGCCATTTATCATCCCCCGAAGTGTGCTCGCATGAAGTCGTCCGCCGCGGCCCTGGCTCGCATGTCAAGCTCTGGGGGCATTCCATTCAGGGGAGCGAATGGTCTCGCCGGGATGACGACTCGGCGGGCAAACACGAAGCCGGACGCGCTGCGCTTCGCATGCTGTCCGCGAGTGCCCTTGCCCACTTGCGTGAAGCTGGCGCCTGCCCATCGAAGAACCTTCTTGCGCTTTGGCACGATAACGGCGCCGTGCTGGTGCGTGGTAGCGTAGATCCTACCGACGCTCACCTTCCACCCGGCCGCGGTCACAGCGATGGGTGTCGCTGCCGCGCGCATCAGCCCAGAGTTCATGAGAGGCTTCTGTCCTCGGCCGTTCGCGCTCGATCGGAACTTGAGCGGGGCCCACTTCTCACCGTACGGACTTCGCGACTGCTGGAAGCAGTCCATCATGAAGTCGCGGTATTCCTCTGCGAGGTTCGCGACGAACGCTTGCTTCTTCGAAGGGGTCGAGAGTTGGCGGAATTGCGCGCCCAGCTTGCGCGCTTTCCCGAAGTCGCCAACCACACCACCCATTACCACCCCCTCAAGGATTTCGTGTAGACGAAGGCTCCTCCAGTGTCTTGCTCTGGAGCGCTGTCAACGATGTCGTCCGGAGCGATCTTCCCCTCAGCCACGCGCTCGAACCACCGAATGGCGTCCTCGTACATGGTGCGGATGTGTTCGTCGCTCCCCTCGGGAGCGAACCCAATCGACACCATGAACCGGTAGGCTGAGACGGCTGCCGTATGCCCAGACAGGTCGTCCCCCCAGCTCAGCAGCGGCATATCGTACTGGGCTCCGAGGTAGCCGGCCGCCAGGTCGCTACCATGTACCAGGGCCCGATTCTTCTTCTGCTGGTCCGCGTCCTCGAGAATGTCCGAACCAAGACTGAGCGACTCGAGGTCCTTCTCGGTGGCGAACAGTTGGCGAGCGCCTCCGGATACGCCGAGCGTGACATACGACCCTGTCAGCGTCCACACCGCCCGCACGTACCTGTCCAGCCCAACCACCACGAGCTCCGCGGAGCTCGCGGCTCCCATGGCGACCGAGTCCACCGTTCTCCAGGTGAGATCGTCGGGAGATGTCTCGACTCGCACTATCAGTGACGGGTCGGTCCCCTCGAGCGCAGCCACGACTACGCGCAACTTCGCGGCCGCGCGAAGCTCGCCGATGTCGACGGACTCCCCGCTGCCCGAAGAGGCAACCGTTGTTATCGGCTGCAGTGTGATCGGCAGCTTGTTCATGCCCAGAGTTCCTCGATGGCCCGCTCATGCGCCTGGATGTTCTTGGGAGACGTCGCCAGCACGGTTTGCAGGAAGTCGTCACACCGCTTTGCGTACCGCTCATGCCTGGAGTCGTGGGACTGGAGGACAGAGGCGAGGAGCCGCCCGCCACCCACCGCGTCGAACCCGTCGTATCGGTACCCCACCCCATAGGGCAGCAACTGCGAGTTGTGCACGAGCGGATAGTGCCCGTACAGGGCGTCGTAATAGGCGTAGTTCAGGCCGTTTTCCCACTGGTGACTCACCACCACGTCCGTTCGCGAAGCCAGCCAGAACGGGGTGTTGTACCGTCCCTCGAAGCTGACCTTCTTGGCCGCTTGTAGGTCCAAGCTCGTCACCATCCGCACGAAGGTCTCGTGGGTCTTGATCCCGAGGGCGTTGGTCACCCAAAGGTGTTCGATTCGATCTGGGCAGCGGCGATACGCTTGCTCAGCGACCAAGAGTGGAACGCCGCAGAACTTGACGACGTTCATGTTCGGCTCAAGCACACTCAGCCGCTTTGCTTTGCGGCCTGGGGCGTACCCGAACTCGTGCTCTCCGGCCGCGCGAATCTCCTCGATCGCCCTGTCAACAAAGGTCGGCTGCCAGATGTGCGGGAGACACCGAACCGGACATCTGTAGACGGTCTCCCAGTAGGCTGCGTTCGTGCGCAGGTGCTGTGCATTGGTCCACACCGCGTCGAACACAGTGCCATTGAGAACCGAGCCAGGCTCCCCGCGAAACATGACTCGCTCCATGTCGATGAGCCACGAATTGCCGAACCTGTACCCGACGACGCGCCCACCATTGCATCGGACGCGGGCCGCTGGCTCCGGACCTATCTGGCCGCCGCACTCAATGAGCAAGTCGAGCTCGTCCACCACGTCCTCGAGGCGCACGAACTCGATCCCGTCGAGCATCATGGCCCCCGAAGGTGGCTCATCGTGCCCAGCGTTGATCGCGTAGACCTTCCCCACCATGGAGGACGCCTGCAGCAGGTTCAGCAAGAACACGCAGTTCTGTGTGGCCCCGTTGTTCCAGATGCTGACACCCTTCTCCTTCTTGTGAAGGAAAAAGGTCACTCCTACGGTGGGTCGGTCTTTGCTCATCAGCCGTCGATGCTGGCGATGAGGGACGAAATCCGCGTGTCGATGCTCGCGACCTCGGCGGAGTACACGGTGTCGAGGCTCGCCACATCGCCCGAGACGGCCGTGTCGAGCGCAGCGATCGTGGACAGGGCGGTGGACAGGTTGACCGAGTCCTTCGCGGTGAGCGAGGTGTCCGCGCTCGTCCGAGTGCTTTCCTCGGTGCTCACTCGCGTCGTCAGAGAAGCGTCGGCCGTCGATCGGGTTGCTTCCTCGGTGCTGACCCTGGTGGTCAGGGAGGTGTAGACCGACTCGGAACTCAGCTCTCCGACGCTCTCCGCTCCAGACAGGCGCGTCTCGAGCGAGGTGACAGCCGCCTGCGTCGGACGCTGCGTGAAGGCGAGGGAGGTTGTGCCGATGACGATGGTTCCGGCCGTCGTCAGGGCGTACTCGAGCCCCGCGTTCAGCGTTCCCTTGGCAACGTAGACGTGGACGCCTCCGCCGTTGGCCATGGCAATGTCCGCAAGATCGTGTCGAGTCAGCGGAGCGTGGGTGTCTTCGACCTTTCCGACCTTGTAGACGCCATTGTCTTCGGTCGCTGTCTGGTTCTTGAGCAGGACGAGGTTGCCCTCTTCGAGGGTGACCCCGTCCATCGTGGTGGAGCAGGAGGTGAGGTCGGCGACGTTCGCCGTGCTGGCCACGATGACGGCCAGCAGCAGGCGAGCGCCATTCTGCGGAAACCCGTAGGGAGAGAACATGATCCGTTCCTTTCAGCCGCGATGGGCGGCGCCAAACATCGATTGATTGAGGCTAGACGGCCTCGCCGGTTACCGTGAACGAGGCGGTCGTTGTCCCGCCTGCGAGAGCCCAATCGGCCCTTGCGTATCGGTCGCTCCCGGGGAACGACTTCCGCTCGGAACCGGGGGCTGCTGCCGCAGCGAAGGCGCCGAGCGTCCTCCAGGCAACCCCGTCTTTCGAGGTCTTGAGGGTGACCGTAAGCGTTGTCCCCGCTCCGAGTTCGAGCACATCGAGGTCAAGAAGCAGAGTGCCGCGAGCCCCCACTTCCACCAGAGTTCCTTCCCCAGAGTCCCCACCGACGCCCACGTTGGCGAGCTCCACCGTGTCGTAGTGCTCCATGCGCCGGGTCCGTTCGTTCTTGTACGATCCCATGGTCAGGTCTCCATCGCCGCGAGGGCGGACAGGACGGACTTGGCCGCCCGCCGGGACATACCCCTGCGGACGAGCTCGTCCTCGGTTGCGTCTTGAAGGTCCTCGACTGCCGCGTAACCAGCAGCCAGAACCTCCGACCGGCGGGGGAAGTCGGCGGGCAGGTCGGTGCCAGACACCTCGGTGTCCCGGATCTTGCGGTACACCCCGCCCAGCTCCGACTTGCGCTCGTCCGCTCCGTGCGACTGCATGGTGAGCACCCGCCGGTGGTGCAGCAGCATCGACTCGTTCGCCATGCCGCGCCTCAGTTGTGGAAGAGAAGAGCCACGCCGGGCTTCGTCTTGCCGGGTAGGCGCTTGTAACGGTGCACGACCGCGTAGGTCGAGACCACGATGACATCGGCGCCAGCGAGAATGTCGCGGCCAATCTCCACTTCGGGCGTGCCGTTGTACCAGCACACCCCCGCTCCCGGGTTCGCCAGGACCGTGGTGTACTTCGCCGGGGTGACACCCGCGGCCGCGGCGAGACGGTCGCTCATGCCGACCGGATAGCCCACGAACGTGCTCAGCCCGCCGGTCTGCGGACTGACGAGCAGGTTGCGTCCCGTGGCGTCCTTGAGCTTCCACATGTCGTTCTCGACCTTGCTGTGGGCCATGAGCAAAGCGCGGGCACCCGCTTCGTCTCCCCACTTGGCGCGGCCGTCGATGACCAGGTCGCTGTCGATCGTCCGGGGCGTGGTGGCGCTGTAGACGTCCACCGTCATCGCGGGCAGGCTCGCCACGAAGGAGAGGATGAGCATGCGATCGATCGCGCCTTCGAAGCCCGCGACGGCCTGCTCGGCGGCCTCCTCGTACGGGTCCTTGCCACCCTCGCCCTTGGCCCCGGCCATGCGAGCCCAGTCCGTGATGGAGAACGCCTTGCCGATCCGGTGGACCGTGGCTTCCTCCTCGGTCTGCGTGATCTTGGTCGGCGTGAAAGCGGAACCGTCGGCGAGCGACTCCCACTCTCCGATCGAGCCGAAGTAGGGGACCTTGACCTTCGTGCCGACGGCGTCAGGCCCGCCGGGGAAGGACGAGTTGAGAATGGCAGCGCCGGTGCCCCACAGGGCGTTGGCGCCAGCCGCGAAACGAGCGGAGACAGCTTCGGTGAGCTCCTCCACATCTACCAAGTCGGTGATCTTTGTTGCCATGGTGTTTCAGCTCCTTCAGACCGAAGTCCGCGCCAAATGCTCGGCCTTGAGGGCCTTCGCGAGTTCAGGGTTGGTGCGCTTGAGCGCAGCACGCTGCGTGTGGGACAGCTCCTCCCACTTCTTGCCGCTGGCGGTCGCCCCGGCAGAGCTCTCGTCGATGTTGCTGGGCTTGGAGGCCAACACAACGGGGAGAGTGTCGATCAGGCCCTTGAGCCGGTCGGGGTCGTCGAGACCGATCGCTCGGAGGTTCGACTCCATCGCAACGGTGACCTTCTTCTCGGAGATGCCCTTGGCGATGAGGTCGTTGACGCGAGCCTCGCGGGCGCCCTTCTCGAGCTCGACGATCTTCGACTGGGCCTCATCGAGCTTCTTGGCGCTCTCGCCCCAGCCCTCGAGCTTGCCAAGTGCTTCGCTGGGGCTCTCCGCGTTGGTCAGCCCGAGAACGCGCTGGGTGGTCTGCAGGGCCACGGACACGGCCGATACCGCACGATCCAGCGCCTGGGTGTTGGTGAGGGTCAAGAGGGTCTGAATCACGCCCAGCTTCGCGTTGAGCGCTGCAGTCACCTCGGCATCGGTGGCGTCGGACTTCAGGCCGAGCGCCAGAATGAGAGCTGTACGTTCCATGATGGAACTTCCTTTCTCCGCCTTGGCGGAATCCGTGGCACTCAGCACACGGCTTACCTGCGTTCGTTCGTCGCGCGGCCGCGACATCGTGATTGGCTCGTAAATGCGGTGGACTTCCTCCACCTCATCGCCCAACGTGGCGTCCTGTCCGACGATCTCGTAGTCACGCCGGAACAGTTTTTGGTGAAGCTCGTAGACGAAGAATTCGTCGTATACAGCCTCGATGTAGGGCCACTCATCGGGAAGCTTGGCGCTGAGAGCCTTACGGATCGCTCGACTGATATCTTCGAAGGAGAGGTCCGACGCCTGCAGCGTCACCGAGCGCCGGTCAGCTGCCAGCGGAGTCAGGGAGGCGAGCCCCAGCATGGCCGGGTCGTTCGTCAAGGCGATGTTCCGGATCTCGACGACTCGCCCAGTGTTCACTTCCATGTCGAACCAAGGCGAGTAGTAGCCCCACTCAAGATCCTCGATTGCCTGCCTTGCGGCTGGCGTCCATTTGATCTTCGTTGCCCACAGTTCCGGGCCATCCTCACTCTCCCTCACCTCGAGGTCGAACCATCCGGCCGCCTTCTGGTGCTGCGGGTCTGGATCGGCCACTTCGAGCGCGTTGGGCCGGGCGTGCGCGTAGTCGAAATGCAGGCGAATACCACGCTCCTCGAACGCAGCCATGACGGCGGCCGCCGACTCGGCATCAAAGACGATCGGGCCAAGGTAGGACGGGTTCACGCCGGCCCGAAAAATGCAGATCTCGGACGGAGCCGTCCCCGCCAGCTCTTTCGCCAGCAAGTAGCGCTTCTTCTTCATGGATTGTCCCCAAATGACGACCGCCCAGCTCACGGCCGGGCGGTTTCGCTTCAACGATTGGCGTCTGTCAGAATACGGTGCCGGGGGAGTCTTCCCCGGAATCCCTCGCCAGGATCTCCTCAGCCTTCGGAGGGATGTCCTGCTCGGTTGGCACGTAGGTCGTTTCCACGAGGTTTGCCCCGAGCCTGCGCGCCTCTTGCTCCAGGAACTTGTGCAGGAGCCACACACTGAGCGGGTCCAGTCGGACGTCTCCGTCTGGGGCCGGTCCAACTCCCACAGGAGCGCCAAAATCGATGCCCATCCGGACACTCTCGGCCATCGGCCCTGTGCCGGAGACAAGCACGCTACCTCGGTCCGTCCACCGAACCGATGTGCCGTCTTCGAACCGCCACCGATGAATCACGCTGAACCTCCGAGACACCCAAGCACCCACCAGAAGTGCTCACGATCCAGATGGTAAGTCCAGAATGGGTCCCGCGCCAGGTGCTCAATGCCCATCGAGAGCAATTCCGTGGCGTCGAAGCCGTATACCCTTCCACAGTACGGGTCGAACCACATGTCCCTCTTCGCCATCTCGCTGAGCTTGTACGCCTTGCCAGTGAGGGATCGAAGGCTCTTTATTGCCTCTCCCGCGGTCCTGGCCTCGAACAGCGCCTTGGCAGACTTGAGGATCGCTGGGTTGTTCACCTCGATCGCGTGACCCCACTCGTGCAGAATCGACCGCAGGTTGTAGGCCTTGACGACCGGAGTCGAGGACAAGATGTCACAGGACGCGCGCTTCGTCGGCCGTAGCCATCGGAGTACGGCTTTCGTGTTGACGTCGCTGTCGAGGTGAGCGTCCAGCCAGGCCTTCGCCGCATCGAGCTCGGCCTTGGGGCCCTTGCCGGTCACCTTCACCATGACGGCCGTGCCGGGCTTCGCCTTGACGCCATCAAGATGCCCCAGGAGGGCAGCCATCGGTTCGGAATGCTTCACGCCAAGGTCCCGGATCGGCTTGTTCGGGAAGGACTTGGCCATGGCCTCTATCTCAGCAAACTTGTCGCCGGCCCCAACGTGCTTTGCGAGCCCATGTACCCGCACGAGCTCCGCAGCCCGCTCGGCTGTCATGTCCAGCCCGCGCTCCTGAGAGGCTCTGCCCCAGGCTGCGGCTCGCGCGGCGTCTCCCAGGTGAGCGAAGCTCTTCTCCCAGTGCGCAGCCGTGTGTTCGGGCTTCGGCTCCTTCGCCTTGGGCTGCGGTTTCGGCTTCTCCGCCTTTGGCTTGGGCGTTGAGCGCGGCTTTCCGGTCCTTTTGAGGCGTCCCTCGAGCTCCTTGCGGATGTCCGGCGGGTACTTCTTCGTGTCGGGCTTCCACTCGGATGCCCCTGGAACCAGCCCGAAGCCGTCCTGTGCCGGCTCGTCAGTGGGCTTATCCGTGATGCCCTTGGTCTCCGCCTGCGACCGCCTGAGCGATCTGACGATCGATCGGCAGCCAAAGTGGAGGGGCGGGTAGTGCTCCTTCCACCACGGGTGGTGGTGCGGGAGCACTGTGCCGTCCGACTTCTCGCACATCAGCGACGTGCGGTTGTCGAGGACGGCGTCGAACTGCCAGAAGGGCCGGACCTTCACGATGGCCGGATCGGACTGCTGCTTGAACCTTCCGGCGTTGTACGCGGCTTGCGCGTTGGTCCGGAAGATGGTCTCGAGCCTCCACGCAGGGTTCGGCACGCTCCCGGCCCACGCGTCGATGAGCTGCTGCCCGACGTCTCGCTTGAAGTCCTCGAGCGTCGTGCCGTTCGCCACCGCCCGGTCCAAGGCCAGCAGCACGTCACGCAGTAGGTCGGCTTGCGCCACGCCTGCGACCGTGAACGCACGGCGCTGGGCTTCTTCGTCCAGCGTATCCCAAACCGACTTCGTCACTGGGGCCCGCGCCAGGAGCCACGCTGCGGCCGCGGAGAACTCCTCCACGTCAGTCGATGCGGCCCACGGCGCAGCCATTCATCACACCCCGGTCGGGTCGCCGAAGGCCCAGTACTTCACGATGCCAGCGCCATCCTGCTCGGCACTGGTGGTGACCGTAAGCGCAGTAATAGGCGTCTCCGCGGGCGCGGACGGGACGGCAACCACCATCAGCCCGCCAGTAGGCAAACTGAACGACTTGGCCGCAGCTCCTCCGAACTCGATCTCCAGCTCCTGCCCAGACTCGTTCTTGAGCACAAGGCCGGTCACCGCCGTGTCAATGCCACCAAGCGAGATCGTGAGCTCTTCGCTGGCCGCCATGGCGTCGGGGATGTCGAGTTCCCCGTATGTCATGGCCTGGTACGGAACGGCAACGACCTGGGTCGGCGCAGAGGCAACGGCCCCGGCGGAATTGGGAAAGGACAGCGCGATGGAAAACGTTGCGGTCTTGTCGGCCATGGTGTGCTCCTTACAGGTCCTCGACGACGGCTACTCTGCCGGCGAGCTCCCCCAGAATCATCGCCTTGTGCACCAGCGACTCGAGGGCAGAAGGGTTGTTGGTTTGTTCGTAGTGGCGCGTGAGGGTGGATCTCAGCCTGTCCGGCCAATCTGCCCCGTCCTCCAGACCCTCGATGATTTCGAGCAACTCGGCAACGCCAGGCTCGATCGCCGCTGCCGCAGACTGCACCGCTCCCGCGCCCACAGTGTCCACGAAGGACTGGCCGCGAATGGCGCCGGTCGCATCCGCGGGGTTGTCTCCAGAGGCGAGGCGCTTCTGCACGAGAGTCTGTGGCGAACTGGGAGAGTAGATCGGAGTTCGGACTTCCCACGCCTTGCCATCGACGAGGGGTACTCGAAACGTCCTCGCGAAAGCCTCGTTATCTACCGGTGCCCCCATCGCTGTCCATTTCTCAAGCGCGTCCGCGGCGTCGATCAGGGTCTTTGCGAGGGCGGAGGTGTCGGCCGGAGGCGTCGTGTCCCGCTTCGGCCATGGGGCCTTCCGACCGTCTCCGAAGTTGAATACCGTCCACCACCAGATGAGCTGAGAGCGGAGGGTGGTGGCGCTGGTCTCGTCATCTGCGCGGATGATCGAGGCCGCAACCGCCTTGTGGATTTCGGCTGCGGCGTAGCTTCCACCTTGTATTTCGGTGGACAGGTTCTGTCCAAGGATGCGAATGGCGATGGCGGTGTTTGCCATCTCCACCTGGGCCTTGAATGTCTCCCAGGTATTCGCCTCCGCCTCGACAAGCTTCAGATCGTAGCCGGGGGGCAGCGCGATCGAGGTCTCCCGCCCCAGATCCTGCAGGTCCGCCGCGAGCTCGTCGCGATCGGCCTTGCGCGCCTCGGCCGGGGCGTGGCCGACGAGCAGCCCTTGCCCGTGGCGCTCCGAGTACCGCCCCCAGTCGCCTACTGCGTAGCTCTTGAGCAGCCACCACCTGGCAAGGCTGCGGAATGCCCCGCGGGTCCACGGGCGCTTGGCCCCGTACGGCATGTACACGACCCACGTGCCATCTCCCGGGGTGACTCGCACCTCATCCCCGGACTTCTGCTTCGCGAACCAGGCCTTCTGCTCGAAGTCGTATCGGAGAGCGGATGGGTGGATGACATCAAACCCCACCGTCCCATCGTCTCGGTGCGGCAGCAAGCGGACTCCGCTCGGCTGCTCCACACGCTCCCAACTCGCCACCCGCCCGACACCGATGCCGAGGATGATTCCCCACTCCATCCACTCGGATAGAGTGTCCTCTGGGACCATCTGCCACCAGTCTTCGGCGAGTTCGTCGACCGGGGAAGCTGTGTCCTCATTCGGCGGCTCGAACGAGACGGGTAGGCCGAGAAGCCCGCGGACCCTGACCTCCCGCAGACACCCGGATACCCGGTCATCCGCGAGGATCTGGTCACAGAGCTGGGCCGCGAGGCGAAGCGACCCGCCGTCTGCCATCCGCTCGGCCTGCTTGATGAGCCGGGGATTCCACTCCACCGCGGAAGCTCTCGGCGAGTCCTCCTCATACGGGGTGGACTTCTGGAGCCTTGGCGCCGGGGAGGAGGCGAGGCTCACGGCGCTGGCGATGGCAAGCACACGCTTCCCCAATCGGGTGAGCGTCTTGCTTGTTTGGTCTCGCCAGCTCATCGTCCTCTCGCGCTTCGTCTTCCACGACGAATTCCGTCGTAGTCCTGCAGCTTCTTATTCAGGTCCAGGAACGTGACGCCCCAAACCAGAGCATCCACCCTGTCTGGAGAATCATCATCATTTGCCGGGTCCCACCCGCACATCTGGTCCTCGAGACGACCCAGGATGCCGAGGTGGTGGACCCTGCCCTGCTCGTACAGTGTCGAGATCGGGTCTGCGCGGACCTGCTTGCCTCGAGAGGCGTGCACCGACTTGAACGGTGGCGCGTCGTCTCGTTCCACCTGCACGTTTCGCTCAACGAGGTCGCCGCCATTGTTGACCTCGCCGACGATGTAGTCGGCTTCCCACCTGTCGAATGCTTCAATCGCCCGTGCGGCCCACTGGGCTGGGGAGTAGATGCCGGACAGATCGTCGAGTACGTATGCGTGCCCATCCTCGCCGAGGCCCACAACGATGATGCCTGTCTCGTTGCTGCGCGGGTTGGTCGACACCGCGGGGTCGATCGCAACCACGACCCTGCGCATCTGAGGCAGGCCCTCGCGCGACATGACGCGCAAGTCGTCAATGCGCGCACGAGCCCAAAGGGCGTTCGGGTTGTCCTCGAGGATTTCGGCCTCGAGCTCCTGCCTGCCCAGCCTCGTCCCCTCATACTCGCGAATGATCTGTTCCAGAAACTGTTTTGCGAGGTTCGCTCGGTTGTCGTAGGTCGTGCCGCGCGTCATCGCGACGTCTTGCCCAGCTCTCGCTACCAGCTTCTTGATCAGCAGAGTTGGCCGCGGGGTAGTGGTGACGATGCCCTGCGGATTCGTCCCGAGCCGGAACCCGAGCTGTAGCTGATTCCAGGCGTCCGGATATCGCCAGCTCGCGAGTTCGTCTGCCCAGAACGAATCGCAGTTGTGAACGAGCACGCCGTTCGCGAAGTACTCGTGGCACCCTTCAACTGTCAGGTTGAAGACCCGCCTTGCCCCAACGTGCTCCCAGGTTGACACAACGCTGCGAACAGTATCGGCCAGAGCGAGTAAGAAACGCCCTTCCACAGTAGAGACAAATCTTTTCGTTCCTCGATCGTGCAGCGTCCGCTCTTGCCTGTTGGCACGAGGGACACACGCCGCTGCCTCGTCGCGCTCTTGTGTAGGTTCTACCGCACTCGGAGCAAACGACGTCTTTCCACTCTCTACTGTCGATATGTCGGTCGTAGTGAATCCGCTGGGGGATGCATTCGAGGTTTGACAGGGCATTGTTCGCCCTGTCCCCGTCCTTGTGGTGCACGTGCCATCCGTCGGGTATGGGACCGTAATTCTGCTCCCAAATGACGCGGTGCTGGATGCAATGCTTCCCGTCGGCGTACCCGATGACGTAGCCGTTCGTCCCAACTCTCCAGACCACGTTTTCGACCCCGCAGATAGGTACCCCAGTTCCCACCAATCGCCTCCCGACCACACAGGGTGGTCACGCGTGCCAACAAGCGACGTCCCGTCCGAAAACAAGACTCGGCCGACTTCGGCCACCGACGACATGAGGTTCGACACGCTGAAATATCCATGACGCGTGAGAACCTTGTCGCCAGCAACAACTCTCTCAATTGGGACATCGCCTCGTGATGTGGCGACCATCGTCCCAGCAACGAAACACTGCTTCCCGCGAAACCTGTCCGGCTTCTCCGCCGTGATACACAGCGCCTTGGCTCCACACTTCGGCCACACCACCTGACTCTTGTTCGCCAGGTAGATGGGCTTGTTCCACAGCGGGGAAACGGCCAGAAGGCCGGACTCCCCCTCAATCATGATGTCCCGGATGTCGTCGGACGTGGGCCCCGCGATGATGAGTCGCTTGCCCTGGCCGGACTCTACTCGGTCACGGACCCACTCCGCCCCGGTTCTTGTCTTGCCGTACCCTCGTCCCGCAAGAATGAGCCAGATGACCCAGGCCCAATCGGGCGGAAGCTGTTGCTCCCGCGCCCAGACACCTCGCCAATCGTAGAGAAGAACTCGCGCCGATTCATCCGGCAGCGTCGCTATCGCCTGACGGACCTGGCTCGGGCTCATCCTGCGGAGCAAGTCGCGCAAGCGCTTCGGCGAGCTGTCCACGGGCGTCTTCGATTTCGATTGCTCCACCGTCGGGACCACTCACCTCTGTTCGCGATGGGGCGTCCAGTCCGAGCAGCTTGGCTCGCCTGTCCTCGATACGCAGCGCTGAATCGATGGCCCGAGGGTCCCCTCGCTTCACCTTTCCACGCAGAGCGAAGAGAAACCCGTCCAGACGCATGAGCTGTTGATCCCGCACATCCTCAGCGGACTCCTCGGTCTGCTTCCGAATATCCGCGAACCGATTCTGGATGAGCTTCCACGCGGCCTGCCTGGTTATGCCGAGCTTCTTGCCGATGGCGTCGTACGTGGCGCCATCACGCTTCATCTCGAGCGCCTTCGCGGCCCGGTCCATCGTGCGCAGCGTTATTGGCGTGACCTTGGTCGTCTTCGGCTTCGGCTTGGTCTTCGTCGCCATCGTCTTCTGCGTCATCTGTCAATTCGTCCGTACGTCAACCCCACGACCACCGAAAAGTGAACCGCCGGCTCCCACATCGGCACGCCGCCATCGGGTCTTCGACCTCCAACTCAAACACCGTCCGCCCGTCAACTTTCATCTCGCGCGAAATCTTCGCGTTCGCGCGCTCGAGCCGATCGATGTCGGCTTCGGTTCTGCAGGCGACGCACCTGCACACGATTCCGACATCCACGTCATGTTCGAGCACCGCCATCGGCTGAACCGTAGCAGGGCAGCGGAATCAATACCAGGCTCCCTGAGCGCCGGGAGGCTGCAGCGCTTTGCGGGTTTGGGCCGGCCTGGTACGACCCGGGGAGGGAAGGAGACCCGACGCTGATGAGGCGCCGGGGACGAGGGGCGAGCCGCACGCGATACAGCTCACCACCCGTCCTCGTCGCCTCGCGCGATCGTGTCTGTGGAAGAGGTTGACGCCGTTTCTCCCGGCTGCGCCGGAGCGCGAGTTACTCCGTCCGGGCTTCGCCCGTCCGGTCACCCTCACCCCCTACCCCCTCTCCCGGAGACACGAAGTCCTACTGTAAGGGTGGGACACAATTACGTTCCCTCGCTTTTCCGTCTTTTCAACTTGGATCGGATACATGCGCGCACCCTGCATGTCACTGTCGCATATTCCTGCGGCCGTCCTGGTCCGACGTTGACAGGGAATATGCGGCCACATCCGCACGCACAGAACCGCTCCTCGATTCCCTCGAGGCGTCGGAGCTCGGCCAGGATGGCTCGCATGTCGCGTCGGTCCGCCTTCCGCTCCCGATCCCGCTCTCGCTCTTCCTCGGATCGCTCTGCGACGTACCTGGCCTCCGCCTCGAAGCGATCCTGTCTCGCGACGGCTCCGGCCTCGCAGAACTCCTCGAGTACTTCAGCCTCGAGATCGAGCATAGTACGCCTCCAGTGCTGAGGTGAGCATGATGCGAGCCGATCGCACGAGTTCCACGACCAGGGCCGCGTCTGCTGCGGTTGTGGACGTGGCCAGCGCCTCCAAGGCTTCCCGGGGTCCGAGCGGTGGACGGTGCTTGCGAGCTCGCCTGCTGTTCACCGTCGCAACGGCTTGCTGCACGCTTTCCACATGGCACAGCAGGGCGATCGAGACGCCGCACAAGCGGGATGCGTCGCCAAACTGCAGCTCGAGCACAGCCCGATCCCTGCGTGAGAGCTTCCGCACTCGGGCAAAGATCCGCCGTGCATCGGCAAGCTTGCCGCGCCTGTTGTGGAGCCTCTCGAGCGCGTCGTCGCTGGCCGCGTACGTGGACCGGGTCTCGTGAGCCGATTGCTGCGCGGCCACCCACACGGGCTTGCCCTCCACCCACTGCTCGTGCGCATCCTGTCGAGATCCGCCGAGGGACAGTCGCTGCATGGTTGCCTCGAAGCCCCCCTGAATTGACCTCGCTCCGAGGTCGGCCTCGGCTCCGCCTCCGAAGTACCACTCGAGCTCCAGCAGATCGTCTGTGCTCATCGCTCCTCCACCGGGACATGGGGCGCCACGGGCTCTGCCTGGGTTCCGTGCACCACCAGCCTAACGACGCATCCGAGGTCGATCAGTTCCTCGCCCTGGGGACAGGTGCGCACGATCGCTCCAGCAAGACGTCTCGCGGAGTGGTCGATGTGGATCTCGGTAACCTGCCCACGTTGTCGAATTTCGATCATGCTTGCCCGTCCTTCGAATCCTTTGCCCTTGCTACGCGTCGAGACCCTCCCGACGGGTCCAAGGTCGATCCGTTCCCAGGTCGCGCCTTGGCGACGGCTTGGGCTCGCCTCTGGCAGGCGCTTCGCCTGTGGTCCCCCATCCAATCCCACGGCAGACCCAAAGCCACGTCCACCTGCCTGGAGTCTCCACACGCCGTGCAGACGAACCCGTCTTCCCGGCAGAGCACAGGGTCGGGCTCGAGATGCGCTCGGTCCTTTGCCTGCCGTTCGATCTCGTCGTCGGTGAGCTTGGTCATGCTGCTTCCCGCCGAACTGCCTCGACAACGGCCCGCGCCTCCGAGGGTGACCGAACCACCGCGTACACGCCGCCGGCGGCCTCGTGGATCGCCTGCCAGTCGCGCTGGTCCTGTGTCTGCGTCTCCCCCTCGCGCTTAACTTCGAGTGCGCACGCTACACCGCAGCACACGCCCAAAATGTCAGCGGTCCCAGTCGGCGCCGCCTTGAACAAGCCACGTCCGCCGCCCTCGGTCGTGTAGACGCGCTGGCCGGCGTTTGCCCTCCACCAGTACGCCCGACCGTCGCGTGAGACGTAGATGCCCGTTCTGACCCATCGTCCCTGACCGGTCTTCTTCGACACCGTCCAGCGGGGAGGAGTCTCGACGCCCAGCGACGCCAGGATCCAGGCCTGGATGTCTTTTTCCAGGGGCCCGCGGAGCTTGAGCCTCACAACCCACCTCGCTCCCGCACAACATCCGGCCAAAGTCCGAGGTCCCAGAGCGCACGCTCAGCCGTCGACCGGTCGCAGTGCATCCGCCTGGCAATCCTCGCGATGCATCCGTGACACTCCTCCACCAGGAGTTCCCACGCCTCGCGTTCTGCCTCGAGCGTCGCACGTCGCAGGCGGTATCGCGCTTCCCTGGCCTTCGACGCGTCGCGTGGGCTAGGGACCGGCTTGCGTCGCGTGGGGTAGCGCAGGCGTTCGCTCAGCGCATCGATTCTCGCTTGGACGTCGTCAAGCATCGCCACACCCGACCCTGACAACAACGGCGTGCTCGAGCATGCGTCGGGCCGTGCCCTCCCCATATCGCTCCTGAAGGCCCTTCTGGCTCCACTGCTGCCCCATCTCGCACCCAAGCCAGGTCGTCACGATGAGCGGCTGAGGAATTGCCTTGTCAAACCTCTCGTGCAGCACCTCGCGAATCGCGTGTTCGCCCTTTGGGTCCTCCTGCCCGATGTCGTCCAGTAGTAGGCAGGAAGAGCGAATGGCCGCGTCCACGAGAAACGGTCGGCTTCCCAGGCTTGCGTCGAGCCGAGCCCTTCCCAGCGCCACAGCTCCCACGAAGCGCGCAGATCTTCCGACGCCGGCCTCGATGACCTGTCGTAGAATCGCACACGCAAGAGACGACTTCCCCGCGCCGGACGGGCCCACGAGAATCACGCGAAGGAGCTTTTTTGCTACGATGGCGTTTGCCACCTTTCGAGCCCGCTCGATGGCGCGAGCGTGTGGCACCCTCACGGGCAATTCCGGCGCGTCGAAGGTTGCCCACCGAAGAGTCCCGGGAATGGTGGCGATGGCCTCTCGCCGGACCTCCACCGTACGGTCTCGGTCGAAGTCCTCCGCGCACTTGTCGCAGACCCCGAAGTGCTCGATGACCATCCCGCAGTTGATGCAATTGCCACCTTGCATGATCGCGTCGAAGTTGATGTTCATAGGTCGTCCACGTCTAGCGTCCTGAAGGTGACGCCCGTTGGGGGTTGGATCTTCGTTCGGTAGCCGCCGCCACTTGGGCCGTTTGGTCTGGGGCCCCTCCCGTCATCGAGAGCCCGCCGGATCCAATTCCGAAACCTCGCATCCCAGTCGGCGCATCGCTCTCCCTTCGACGAGGCCCAATCGCGCATGCGCATGGCCTCGGACTCGACCCATGAGGCTGGCTTCCCACCCTCTGTCATCGCCTGTTGGTGGTGAGCAGCGCTCGGGGCCCAGTCAGTCGGGAGGACAGTCTTGATGGTCCGGGGGCGTTTCGACTTCGGGGGGTCGGGGTCTGGCGGGGTCAGGTCGAAGTCGGGTTCCTGCTCCCGCGTCCCCCGCGGGGGGACTACAGGGGGGATCTGATCTGTATGTAATGGGTCGGGACGGGACGGGACGGGAGTATCCGGCGTCGCTTGGCACCCGCCATAGCGGTTGCCATCCTCTCCGCCAATGTTTTCGCGCACTTGCTCCGAATCCGCTCGCAGAGTTGGTGCCTTTCGATCGCAAAGTAGGGTCGGTTCGATCGCAGAGTTGGTGCCTTTCGATCGCAAAGTAGGGTCGGTTCGATCGCAGAGTTGGTGCCTTTCGATCGCGATCCGCTCCGAGTTCTTGCCCCACCTCGCCTCGCTCCCGAGGGCTCCGGCGGCCCGCCTAGCCTCACTCTTCGCCTCCAGTTCCGCCTTGCTTGGATTGTAGTCAAGGTAGTCGTGGATGACGTACCCGCCTTCGGCGGACTCCATCAGTCCAACTTCGACGAGTCTCTTCCATACGCGCACGTCGCTGTTGATCTGCTTCGCGGCCCGGTGTGACACGAAGCCGTCCGTCTTTTTGTTCGAGGCGTACTGGCCGGCGCGACACCATGCGCCGTAGGCTCGGTCCCCGGCGCTCAGCACCTTGTCGTGGTCGTAGCCGTTGTCGTCGAGGCGAAACCAGCTCATGCGCTCCTCCTCGCAAACACAGGTTCTTCCACTGTCTCGTCCCACTCGGTAATCTCGCCGAAGAACTTCGCGTCAAACGCCTTCGTTTCGCCCAGTATCCTTGCGAGGATCGTCCGGTGGCACTGAGCTGGGGCGACGCAAAAGCAGCACAGAACGACGCGCTGTCCGCCGAGTAGCGCCTCCCACTCCGCGCGCGTCTCGCGGTACGATCGGCGCATCTGGGCCGTGTACTCGACGACGTAATCGGGCCAAGGAAGCAGGCCCCGCTTTGCTGCCAGGATGATCTCCCACGACGGGGCGAACGCGGCGTTACCGCTCTTGCGCGTGATGTCGAGCCGGCCAGGTCCTGGGTAGTCGATCCGCGCCGTGAAGACCTGGAGGGTCATCGAGGGTACTCCCGCACGCGAAGGTCTTCGGGCCATTCGGTGGGATCGGCGCCGGCACGGTCGCGTAAATGCATTTTCCAGCCGCCTTCCCATCTGGCGCCCACATGATTTTTCCATCCGTCCCAGCGCGCGTTGCTCCCGAGTTGCTTGATGAAGCACGGATCCCCCGCCGCGGCGCACTGATCCCGAATCGACCGAATCCACTCGACGTCACACGGTCTTGCCTTGGGCCCGGACTCTCCGCCGACGATGAGCCATTCCAATATCGCTCCCCCGAAGTCGTCATCCTCCGGGTCGACATCGCATTCGAACGCGCTGAAATGCTCCTCGCATTGTATCCGGGTCCTAACGATGTCGCGGAAATCGATCGCCCCCAACAACGGCTCAGCCGACACGAACCGGACCGCCGCCGGGCACTGTAGCAGCAGCGGGATCCGCTCGTTGGCTCGCTGCTGGTCCTCGCAGGTCACTCCGAGCCAAACGTTGGGGAGAGGCCAATGGACACGGTGATCGTACGCCGGGCGATGCTGGTGAGCAGTGGTAAAACTGTGAGCGAACTCGACACAAACGTATTGCATCCACCGCGGGGCGCTGAAGTCTTCACTCATCCTTCGGATTGCGCCCGACTTGGCACGTTGCTCGAGCCACTCGAAGAACTCCAACATCCTCCCAGGCCTCTTGGTCAGCACCTGGAACGTGTGCTGTGGGCAAGCTGCCATCACACCGAAGACCGCCGCAATGAATTCGAACGGAACGGTCTCGTGGAATGTGTCGCCGAGGTCGTTGACGAAGATCTTGCGAGCACGCTTCCAACGTAACGGTTGATCCAGCCGATGTGGGAGCAACCCAGTTTGCCCAGTCCACTTTCCCCCCGACGTGACATCGCCATAGATCGGCATGTGCTTCATTCGCGACGCGAGAAGCTTTTCGGCGTAGCACTCACGGCATCCTGGGGATGTCTTGGAGCAGCCTACCACCGTGTTCCACGTCGAGTCGGTCCACGCGATCTTGGTCTTGTCACCCATGAGTTCCTCCCAGCAGCCCAAACCCAATCTCCACCCCGAGCTCGTTGCCCATGCACTCCCAGCCAGGACGGTGACGCCTGGCGAAGAGTTCTACCCGCGGCCCAAGGTCGCCGAGCATCGCCTCGATTGCGGCGTACGTTGCCTCCGGCTTCTCGGAGTGCCTCGGGGTGCGCGGGGCATACACGACGGACCGGATGTTGTGGGCCTGCACCAGGCTGGCCCCGCGCCCCTTCGCGCAGATGAGGCAGACCTCGTGGTCGTTTCGCGTGTAGTGCCCGAGCCCCATTCTGCCCGGCTCCGGCTCGTCGCCCTCGGCCGGGATCTCAACCCCGGAAACGCTCTTGGTCTTGACCCAAACAAGCTCTGACTTCGGAGTAAATCCCCACCGAAGCGCCACCTCGAGCGCGTCCCATTGCATCGAGGCCAACCTCCAAAGAAACAACAGCGCGTCCGGCTCAGTCGGCGGGATGCGCAGCGCGCAGATGTCGCGGGTCGGCATGGTCACGTACTTGTGGCTTGCCCCGCGCTCTCCGGGGAGCTGGTCGTCGTTCTGCCATGGGCAGTCCGCGAGGATGACCCGAAACGGAATCATGACGCCTCCGCCAGTCGTGCCGAGGCGATCCGTACGGCCTCCTCGCTCGAATCGATTCCGATCGCCCGCCTGCCCAACCGCTCGGCAGCAGCAATGGTCGTCCCGCTCCCCATGTACGGATCCAGCACCAGGTCGCCCTCGTTGGTGCACGCGGAGATGAGCCGCTCGAGAAGCGCGGATGGCTTCTGCGTCGGATACCCCGTCCGCTCCCTCGCGCATGGGGCGATGATGGGCAGGTCCCAGACGTCTCCAAGGGGCACGCCGGGGGAGGGTTCCGAAGTGCTCGTGCTGCGCCTCCTCCTGCCCCTCTGGTCGACTTCGGCGAGTTGCTTGCCAGTTCCCCATTGCCGCAGCGTGGAGGGCGCCAAGGGCTCGTAGAGCTGGTTCCAGCGGTGGTCGCTCTCAGGGTCACGAACCCACCGAAACAGCGTGTCGTGCACGCGCTGGAAGTTGCGAGTCTTCGCGGGCCACCGTCGATACCGCCAAACGATCTCACTCGCGAAGCAGTCAGGGCCGAACACCTCGTCACCGAGGACTCGGACGTACCCCGCAGCGTGGTAGTCGACGTGGACCACGCAGCACCCGTGAGGGGCGAGCAGCTCGCGGACAGCTTCGAGACGGGGTCGCAGGTGGTCGATGTGGTCCTGGATGCACGACCACCGATCGTCGAAGGCTCGCACGCCTTCTCGCGTCTCGTAGACCCTCCCCGTGTTGTAGGGAGGGTCGAGATAGGCGAGGGTCACTGTCGCGCCAACGCTGCCGCGGAGACGCTGGAGGATTCCCAGGTTGTCGCCGTGGTGGATGGTCATCGACAGCCTCCAGCTTGAGCTGCTCTGGACGACGTGTCAGGACGTCCGTTCCCTCGAGGCTTGGGCGACGTGTCGACGCCGGCGCCGACCGACACGTCGACAGGGTACCGGGGCGACACGTCGCCCGGTGATGATGGCGACACTCCACGCGCGGCCGCGGACGACAGGTACCGCCACGCCCGTCCCACCATGCCCGTACCGGGGAACATGTCCTCGAGATCGTCCCCTGGTAGAAGGCCAAGCAGATCGAAGAGCCAGGCGCAGAACGCCTGGGGCTTCCGGCCGGCCAAGGTCCCCTCGAACCGAGCCGGCTGCGCGCACAACCAATCGCGCTTCCCGGGCCGGAGCGAGCGCCCGGGCACCACGATCAAGGGCTCCCACGTGTTGTGAAGCCCGAACGTCCGAGAGCATGCGCCGATCGGCTTGACCCACGCGCAAACGCGCGCCTCCGGTGGGCAGAGCGGCAACACGTCGCGCAAGGCCTTGGCCGACGTTGACAGCGCCCAACCGTCGTACAGTCCGGGACGCGACAGAACGTGAATGAGGGCCGCGTGGTCGACCTCCCCCGCGTAGGTCGGCTCGTCGCGATAGTACTTGGACGACAGACCCGGATACGGAGGGTCCGCGTACACCATCCGCATCGGTCTGTCGTCGGAGTACTCCGTAGCTCGGCGCCGGCGGAGACGGAACGCAGCCTGTCGACATCGCCGACAGCAAAAGCGCGCCCGGGAGTCAGTGAGCGGGGCGTGGCACCAGGCGCAGATCACAGATGCATCCACGGGTTCAGGCCAAGCTCGACGAGAATCACCGCGGCCACGAAGCAGAGCAACCGGGTCATGGTGTCCCCTCCACGACCAAGGCCTCAGGCAGCTTCTCTCGGATCGTCGCCATCATGTCGAGCACCGCGTCGCGCTTGGCCTGGTCGGCGTGCACCACGTTGTACGACCAGGTGATGCGCCCCTCGCGTGCGCGGTACCGGAGGCGCACGACGTGCGTGTAGGCAGCACCGCCGCCGAAGACCGGAATCGCAATCACAAAGGCGTTGGGGACCGAGAGGGGCTTGCCGTCTTCTCCGTTGTGCTGCTCGGAGTACATGATCTGGGCTTCCCCGGAGTCCAAACGCCGGACTTCCTTCACGTGCTGGTCGACCTTGATCGACAGCCCCTTGGCAAGACCCTGGAGCTCCGCTGGCATCGCCGCCTTCACGCCGAGCTGCTCGATGATGCCCTGGGTCTTCGGTCCAGCGCTCGCCGGGGTGATGACGTCGAGGCACCGGTCCTCCAGCAGCTCCGCAAAGGCGACCTGGGCGAGAGGCTTGCCCTCGTTCGCTGCCCACGCCTTCCACTCCTCGCTCAGGGTGGGGAGGTAGACGATCCGGTGGTCGCGCCACCCGGGCTCTGCTCCGGCCCCATGGTCGTTGAGCACGGCGATGAGCTTGGGCTGGGCGCCGTCGTCCACGTAGATAACGGTGTCTGGGCTGGCGTGACGGTTCGTAAGCGCGACGAACGCCTCGAGGGTATTGGCTCGCACGTCGCCCGCCGCGCGCCGGGGAGCGTCCGCGCGCTTGTCGAGTTCGTCCTGAATGGGGATCCGCTCCATCCCCTTCGGGACGAAGAACGCCGTGGTAGCGCTCTCTCCCTCGCCAAAGGCTTGCCAAAAAGGCTCGTGAAGTTCCTTCACTGCGTCGATGATTGCCTGCGCGTCGCCTTCCGTCTTGATTAGCTCGTCCATGATCATTCACCTTCTGCCCGCTCGCCGGGCTCCTTGATGGTTCTCTTGCCGCCGACTTCCTTGACCTCCCGAAACAGCTTCTGCTGCTTCGGGTTGTCCTGCGTCAGTCCGTGCTTCCCGACCCAGAAAGGCGTGTCCTTTCGCACCTTGCGCGGGAGCTTTCCCGCGACGTTCGGTTCGATGGTGAGCATGCCGTTGCTGCTCACCTTGACGTCGAGCGTGATGGTCAGCGTGCCCTTGACGTTTCGCGCCGACGCAGTTGCTCTCTCGTAGAGCTTCTCGACGAGGTCGTGCAGTTCGTCCGTTGCCTCGTCGCGGAGTTCACCGTCCGCGATGCTCGATAGCAACACTCCAAAGTCCCAGGTTCCTTCGTTCATTGATTGGCCCTCTGTTCTATGAGCCTCGCGAGAGGCTCTCCGTCTCTGATTCGCAAGTAGACGGACCCGATCGGGTGTCCCGACCGATGCCGTCTGTCCAGGGCCTCGTCCAGCGATGGATAGAGGCCCACGCGCCTTCTGCCGCACACGACCATCACGCAATCGTGTATCGGCGACCCGCCGTTCTGCCTGTCGCAACGACCTTGCCCGCCTTGATCAGGTCTCGAAGGGCCTCCGCAAAGGTCGACTTCCGCTCGTCGGGGACCAATAACGCATGGCGCATCTCCGCTGGCGAGAGGGGCTTTCCGAAGCCTTGCAGCAGGCTCGGAATCTCCCGCCTGAACTCCAACCGGAACTCCCCCGGCTCGTTCATCTTTCGCGCTTTTGGGGCCGCTGGTTGCGGCTTCTCCTTCTTGGTTGATGCCCAGTCGGTGGGTGGCTCCATGGTGCCCTTGGTAACGCCCCCAACCTTGGGGTCGATGGTGCCGACGACTCCGCGCGAGCTGACGACCACTGCGTCCCAGTGGTCCGGGGACCACGGTCTTCCGGGAGTAGGCTCGTCCACCAAGTCGAGCACGGCCCGGACAGTATTGATGACGCGCTGTCGCTCGGGCCCCTCGAGGGGAACAAGCATGTCTAGGATTTGCGTAGTTGAAGCTAGGATGTTGGTCATGATGTCTCCCGCTGGATGTTTTCCGCAGACCACCAGGGGCCGTGCTCATCCACTCCGTGCCCCGTGATCTTCACGTCGAAGGTGCGAAAAAGCGCGTCCCAGGATTCGAATCCATAACCGAAGGCTGCCCATCCCTTCTCACGATCGCCGAGAAGCCAAACCTCTCCCCTGGTGGTGAATCGGGCGTAACCGGTCCCGAGAAGTCGCGTCGGTTGCTTGGGCTTGGGTCGGACGAGCGCACGCGTCTTCTCAAGCTCCTTTGTCAGCAAGGTAATGGTCGCCTCAGCCCCATCGAGGGCCTCTTCTATTCCGGCGATGACAGATGCGGTGATCGCAGCCTCTTCGTCCGCGTCGCGGTGGTGCGACTGGACCGACACCTTTACGCCATCGGACCACTCGATAGTCCGCATGCGCGTCCCGTCGGCCTGTTCTGCGAATTCGTGGACAGGCTTGCTCATTCCACCTCCCCCTTTCCCAGTTCCCGTCGAAGTCCCGCCAGCACGCGCTCGACGTCCGACACTTCCCGGGCCAACACCTCCCGCTCTTCCGCCGTGATCACTCCGTCCCGGTTGGCCGCCCGCCATTCGGCAGCAACGTCCCCAACCTCCGCGTGAAGGTCGTCCACCAATCCCCGAAGGTCGCGGTCGGGAACCATGCCCACGGCAATCTCCTGGACGTGCGAGAGAGCACCCGCGAGAATGGTAATGGCTGCCTCACGCCCACGTCTCGACGTCATGGCGAGGGCAAGGATTCGCCCCAACGGCATAGTCCGGGGGTGGTCGGGGCTTGCCCAAGAGTCAGCCAGGTTGCGGTTGACTCCGCAGCCATCGGCAGCGGCGCGGCGCGAGAGACCGGTGGCGGCGAATGCGACGGCCACAAGGCCTGATGCCGTCGCTGTTGCCTGCTCTACTGTATAGGTGGCGGCGCGGCGAGGGCTGGCCACTGACGGACGGTGCTCGGGGGTGTCACTCTTGTTCTCATGGTTGACGTCCCCTCGAATCGTTGCTACGTTCTGCATTGCTACGTTCCTCCTGCGCCCCGCTCCACCGGGGCGTTTGGGTTTTCAGAGCTACATCTCCTCGATCGAACTGACGTTCCCCAGGTCCACCAGCACTACTGGACCATCGGACGCCGCGGAGTACTCGGGATACACGCGGAGCTGGGCAGGCCTGGGCAGCCTTCCAAGCAGGTGCTTGCGCCTCAGTACCTCCAGGCGGTGCAGCGCATCTCGGCCCGACAGAGCCCCGCCAGAGCCATGCACAACGCCGGTAATCACGGAGCCATCGCGACGGATGAAGCGGAAGCGAGGCGGCATCTACGAGACCTTCCTAAGGTCCACGATCGTCCGCGTGCCGTCTTCGTCCACACGCAACACGACCCCGACGTTCGAATCCCGCTGGGACGCGGCCATGTCGACGCCAATCACATACCGGCAGCGCCTCCTGAGCCAGAACAGCCGGCCCACTACGCGAACCCAGTCGCCGCTCTCATCGAGGTGGGCAGAGTGCCGGTAACCCGGTGGCATGAGGCGGAAGCGCATCACCCCTCCGACCCGGCGCACCTGGTGGCCTTCTCGCAGTCGCAGACGCGGTGCGTTCCGGTCTCGTCAGGGGCCTGGGCAGCCACATCCTGGCCCGGGTCGACGGCTGCTCGACGTTGTTGCAGTCGCCGGCGCTGCTCGTCGGCGAGCGCCTCCCACGCCTCGCAGGGCACACCGGTCACCCTTTCGAGTTTCACGGCTTGGCCCACGTGTGGGCACTTCTTGCCGGACTCCCAGTCGCTCCACGTCACCTGGCTGACCCCCACCAGGTCTCCCGCTGCTGTCTGCGAGAGCCCCTGGTCGAGACGCCACCTTGCCAATGTCTCTGGTCCGTTCATCTCACTATTGCGATAGCAATGATCTGGCCGCGTGTCAAGTGGACCATGTCTATCGCAAAGGCGATTCCTTCGAGGTGGTACGATGCGCTGCGAAATGGCGGGAAAGACCAAGTCCCTCGAGAAGGCACAGAACGCTGCGGTCCGGTCGCTTGCGCGCAAGGTTGTCAAGGAACGGTTCGAGGACAACACGTCGGCCGCAGCGCGCGCTCTTGGAGTATCCCAGTCGATGCTCTACGAATTCATCTCCGACCCGCCACGGAGAGGCGCAGGCGTGCGGGTTCTCAACGGTCTCGCGAGCTACCTTGGCTGGACGATCGACGACGTCATTCGTGGCGAGCAGTCACTGTCGGTCCCGACGCACCTTGCCGACGATGACGAGACAAATGACACGATCGCGTTCGCAACCAAGTGGCTTGGCGTGCAGCAGGAAGCCGTCGACCGCGCGATGGCGCTTTGCAAAGGCGGGACAAGGATGCCAGCGAAGCAACTCCTCGAACAGCTCGTGGCGGCCCAGAACGCTCTGCAGTTCGAGGCGTCGGTGGGGGAGGCGGAAGCGAAGCGCCTTCGCGGGGAGGTGGACGCGGGCGACGATCTGGATCCGCCGGGTCGAAGGTAAGTTACTCCTCCGAGGAAACCGGCTGGGCAGCGTAGCGACCCGCCGCCTCCCTGAGCTGCTCCGAGAAAGCGTAGATGTCGTCGGTTGACGCGAGCGCGTGCCTTGTTTCGGCCTTGGCCTCGTCGAATAGGCCGATGTACTTCTGGGTACGGTTGAAGTGTAGCCTACAGATGGGCTTGCGGTTGTTGTCGTCGCAAAGCACGCCGAAGTAGCTCTTCGTGTCCCGGAATGTGATGCGACCGGCGGGCAAGACGCCACAACAGATCGCTTTCACGACCCGGAATCCCTCAAGCTCTTCTTCGGTGGTAACGATTCGGTCTTCGTCTTCTGGCAACGGTGCATCAGGAGGCTCGGGAGCCTTGGGCCTCTCGAGCGCGGCACGAAGTCGCTCGGACACCTTGTCGGCCACGAACTGGTTGAGGGCCTGCCCGACCAGGGGAGAGAACTGCTCTCGGGCCGACTGTGTAAACCGTCCAGTTGGATTTGCTCGAGCAAAAAAGAAGCGAACGAACTCTTCGCTCGGTTCCTTCAGTTCGCTGTCCAACACGCGACGGATCTCCCGCAGGTACTTCAAATCGTTTGCTGTCGCCAGCATCGTCTCGAGATCAAAAGCCTCCTTGGTTAGCTTCTTCAGTTCAAGTAGTAGCTCTTCCCTCAGGTCCCGCAAATCAACCTCCAAGAAGGGCTTGGAGTCCATCTTGTTGGGCTCGTCGAGGTCAGAAAAGAACCGATACACGAAACCGTTTGTCAGAAGGGCAATCCTGGCGTTGGTGACCGAAAAGTACCGGTACAGTTGGCTCATATGGGTGTCGCACAGTTGTCCACCGGCTGTCTTGGCCTCGACAAGAATCACTATCTCGGAGCCACGCTTGATTGCGTAGTCGACCTTCTCTCCCTTCTTTGTTCCGACGTCCGCCGTGAATTCTGGGACCACCTCCGTCGGGTCAAAGACGTCGTAGCCGAGCGCGGCAATGAACGGCATGACGAGCGCGTTCTTCGTGGCCTCCTCCGTCTGCAGATGTCCGAGCATCTTCGGGGCCCTGTCCGCCAGCACCTTGATCTTCTCCATGTACGTCATCCGTCACCTCTTCTCATCCGGCTTCGTTCTTCAACACCAGCGCGACGCGCCGAGGGTCATCTGTCAGCGTAGCCTTCTTGATCCCAGGCCCGACCCGCTCGAGCTCCTCATCAGACGCGCGAGCGAGCCATCGAAGGTCCTCCTCCGTCGGAAGCACGATCTCCTCCAGCGAGCGAGCACGAACACATCCCGGGGCAACCACGATGGATGCTGCCACCTCGCCAACCTCCCCCAGGCGGAGCGCCACCGCGGTCTGCGTGACAAGAAAGACGTCGGCCAGCCCCTCGAGGTCGTCTCCAACCTCGGCACGCAGACAGTGAAACGCGCGCCATGGCATGAGCATGGCAGCGGCGAACCGGTCAGCCTCCGCCTCGATCTGGTCGTCCCTCCGTCGCTCGTGCTCGAGCACCGCATGCCCGAGCTCGTGCGCCGCGGCGAACCGACCCGCGGCGATCGGTAACCCGTGAGCCACTCGGATCACTGTCCTTCCGTTGTCCGTGCCGAGCTCGGCCACCGCTCCAACTCGTAGCTCGCGCCTGGACACGAGGCGAAGCGACCCTGGTCCCAAGACCGCCTCGACCGCTGGGCGAACAGGGACCCGAACGAAGTCGTCCAGCGCTGCCAACCGCAGCACATACTCGGCTTCGCCTTCGATCTGCTGCCACGTCATGGACGGATGCTCGCTCCATTCTCGTAGCAGATCCACTTTTCCAGATTCGCTTCAAAAGAAACAGAACGGGGTCAAGTCTCAGGTTGAGAATTGTCGAACGCACAGTGTGCGCAAGTCTATCACAAAAACGATAACAAACCCTTGACTCGTTCCTCGCTATCGCTATAGTGAGCATCAGGAGGAACGAACCATGCTGACACGCGAAATCGACTCTTCGGACCTGGACTTCTCCTGCGAGGGCATGCGCCCCACCGAGACGCGCACGGGTCGCCTTGCACGGGCCAGCGAGAAGACCTTCCTGGTCCGCCTCGCTCGCGGCAAGGTCATCGGCAAGGCCCACACTGCGGACCTCGCCAAGGCGCGCGCCGCGGAAGTCGGCGGGACCTGGGAAGAGGTGGCGGCATGAACCTTCCCCAGGCGAAGCTGGAAGCGCTTCGGGCGCTGCCCGACCACCTGTCCGACACCCCGCCAGTGGTCACCGTCTGCCGGGAATGGCGGCGTGACCTGCACGTCTACGTTGCCCGCGTCACGTCGACGGGACAGAGGGACTCCCTGGCGATCGGCGTCTCCACCGACCGCTCAGAGGCTCTTGAGCGCATGGTGGAAGATAGCAAGTGGTGGGCAAGCTTGGAGGTGGCAGCATGAGTCCCTGTTGCCTCTGTGGGGGGAAAGGCACGTCGCAGCCTGCCGGCTGCCCGAGCTGTGGGCGGAAGCTCCCAAACGACGTTGTCACGCAGGCGCTCAACGCGGCTCAGGAGGCACTGTCCGCCGTTCTGCACCATCCAGGCGTCGCCATCTCGAACGGCCGCGCCGTGGTCTACGTGGGCGGGCAGGTGGTGGCATCGGTGCCCGTCCTCGGGGGAGACAAGGCCATGGCGGTCCGCCAGGTGACGCTTCGGGCCCTCCGGGAGCGCCAGGAGCCCGACTGCGAGGCCTGCAAGCACGGGAGAAACGAGCCTGGTAGCGCGTGCCAACGGTGCGTTGCGGCCCATCAGAAGGGGGCGGCAGCGTGAGCGCCGATCTTGCCCGCCGCGCCACCGTGACTGAGTTGGTAGCCGCTTTCCAGCGAGCCGAGGCTCAGGTGCGGCTCAGCTTCGCCGCGTTGACGCAGGCACAGCATGACGTGAATCTAGCCTTTGGCTTCGGCGACTACCGCAAAATCACCATCTCAGCCTCCGACCACTGGGGGAGCCGATTCGACGACCCTGACGCCGCGGTTGGTCGCATGGCGCGCGACGCGTGGGAAGCAATCGTTGACCGCCTTGAGCTCCGCCGCGCCATGTCGATCGAGCGATGGGGGAAACTCGAACGCCAGATTCGAGACGGCATCGACTTGCCTTCCATTACCGAGCAATCGGTTACAGCGTTCGTCGCCAAATGGGCCGCCGACTTGCCTACGATGTTCGAGGAAGCGGTGCGCGAAGTTCATGATTGGCTTCGCCCCCGCAGCGATCGCTACAAGACCAACAGCCAATACGAGATTCCGCGTCGTGTCGTCCTGACTGGGATTGTGGACCCCGTGGACAAGCGGTGGGCCCCGGGACAGTTTCGCGTCCATTATTACACCGCGCAAAAGCTCATCGCGCTGGAAAACGTGTTCTATGGGCTCGACGGCAAGGGCCAGATCGCAAAGGACCATTACAGCGCATTGCAGCGGGCAATTGAGGCGTGTCCGCGTGAGGTTGGCCGTGGCAAGACGGACCTTTTCGAGTTCCGGGTGTTTGGGAACGGAAACGCACACCTTGCTTTTCGCCGGCTCGACCTACTGGCCCGACTGAACCAGGTCGCGGGTGGCAAGCGCCTGCGCTCGGAGGCAGCATGAACCCTATCGTCCTCTGCTCCTGCGGTCGCGCCTACACCGCTCTCACGTGGCTGTTTCTGCGCTGCATCGGCCGGCAGACGTTCGAGTGGGGTGAGGTTATCGAGCTGGCCAATTGCCCTTGTGGGTCGACACGCGCTGTCACGATCCAATCCGGCGAGTGGGACGAGAGCGAGCTGGACCCGCGGGATCCGGACCTGGCCGTGCGGGCTTTGATGCGGAGGGTGGCATGAGGGCGAACGAATTCCGCTGGACAGTGGTTTACCGGGACGCGCAAGGGCGCACTGTGCATGAGTTGTATCGCACGAAACATGCCGCGTTGCGCGAGGCGAAACGCCTGGCTGGGAGGGTCTACCCGTACGGCAAGGAGCCGGTGTCATGAGAGTCGGAATCATCGGCTGCTCGAAAACCAAGCTGGACCGGCCTGCCCCGGCCCGCGAGATCTACTGCTCGCGGACGTTTCGGGCGGCCGCAGCGTGGATGGACAAGAGGATGCCGTGGGTCATCCTCTCCGCGAAGTACGGCGTGGTGGACCCCGATACGGTAATCGAGCCCTACGACCTCCGCCTCGACGCGCTCGCCCCTACTGAGCGCCAGGCATGGGTCGACCGATGTCGGGATGAGCTCATGCGCCGGTACGATCGGGACACGATCTTCACGACGATCTTGGGGGCCGCGTACATGGCGCCCCTGCAGAGCTTCCCCTACGTAGAGAGCTACATTCGCGCCCTGCGGGTTTGTCGAGAGAACCACGGAATGCGCGGGCGTGCTGCCGCGGTGTCCATCGGGGTGCTCTACAAGGCCCTCGCCGCGGGGCAGGAGTTGGGAGCGTAGATGATCGACTACGCCGAATTGATGTTTGCCAGCATGATGAAGTACTCGACGCCGCTTGAGTGGCTTGCAGTTCACCGGACCCGCGTCGAACAGATGCGCGAAGCGCTCGAATCCCAAGACCGGCCCGCGACGGGGAGTGTTCCTCCTCCGGCCTCGTCGTGGTCCGACCTTGGGATCTGAGCGAAGGAGGAGTCATGAGTGTGGAGGCATTTGAGAGGTTGTGTGTGATGCGTGAGGCCCTGCTGTCTCTTGGCCTTGGCACCCTGGTCGACATGCTGGCCGATGGCGACGACGCGGCCGTGGAAGCTGCACTGGAGGCGCTATGCAAGTCGGAGGCGTAATCAATCGGTACTGCCCACCAGCGCGAAGCATATGGCTCGCGTGGGAGAGGGCGAGACGCCGGGCCGCGTGTCGGGCGATTCGGACGGGGGATACCCGCCAGCTCGAATGGTTGGAGCGGGCGAAAGAGGAACTGCAAACGACGGTTGTGAACTGAGGAGGAACGACATGGGACAGGCACTGGCAAGACGGCAGGAAACGGGCATCGCGACGGGCTACCAGCGAGACGCCGCGAAGATCACACAGCACCTTTCGACGGCTTCGGAGAAGTATCACCTGGTCGCCCCGGCCACAGCGATCGCCTCCGTCCCCGAAGGCTGCGAGGTGGCAATCTCGCAGATCCAGATCGACCCGGACCCGCGCAACGGAGAAGTCTACGACGTGGGGATGGGCAAGTTCGGGCTGGGCAAGAGCGCGCTGGATCGGGTCGCCGCCGCCGCCGGCGTGACCTGGGATGCGCACCAGTCTCGTCGTCTCGATGACGGGCGGGACCCTCGGTATTGCTCGTGGCTCGCCGTCGGGACCTATCGGCACTTCGACGGCACCGAGGTTCAGATCATGGGCACGAAGGAGATGGACTTGAGGCCCAATTCCCCCCAGGTCGAAGCGCTCGAGCAACGCGCGGCTGCGAAGAACCGGGCGGCAGACAACCAGATCCGGGAGATGCGCCTACACATCGCGGCGCACGCGGAGACCAAGGCGAGGCTGCGGGCGATTCGCTCCCTCGGAATCAGGACGGCGTACACGCGGGAGGAACTGGGGAAACCCTTCGTGGTCGCCAAGCTCATGTGGACGGGCGCGACAGACGATCCGGTCTTGCGAGCAGAAGCGTTCAGGATGAGGGCTGCAGCGATGATGGGCGGCATGCGCGCGCTCTACGGTACGCCCGGCCCCCAGGTTGCCCTTCCTGCCGCGTCTCCCGCGCCTCCGGTCATGGCAGCCGTGGTGGACTACGACGATGAGGACGATGGGGATGCGGCTCCGCAATTGCCCGCACGTCAACCTCCCCCGAAGCGCGAATCCTCCCCTCGACAGCAATCCAGCTCGGGAGGCGTCTGGCCGTGGGCGGCGAAGAAGGAAGGCGACCCGGAGAAGGGAGACGACCTTTTGAACGTCGGTGGCGAGCACTTGGAGAGGCTCATTTCCTACTACGAGAAGAACCCCGGCAAGCCGGAGTGGCAGGCGAAGAACGCCGCACTTTGCGACGAAGCGCGGGCCATCATTGCGAGCCGTAGCGGCTCCGAGCCTGCCCATGCTCCCGTGGGCGATGGGTACGATTCCCGGGGTGACGACCCGGACAACTTCTGACCTGGGGGCGAGGAGAAGGCATGACTCAGGACAAATCCAGTCCCAAGGCGGTGGCCGACATCTGCGACGAAATCACCTCGGCTTGCTTTCATCCACACGGGAAGTATGCGACCGTTCGAATCCTGCGCACGGATGGAGGATGGTGCGCCGAACTGGTCGACGATGACCACGTGATCGCGAAGGGTCCCGTCGAGCTTTGGCAATCCGATGCCGCGGGGTGTCTGTATCGCGTGGTGTCCGCTGACTGGCCCATGGTCCCGACCCGAAAGCCCCGTCTCTGCTCGACGGGGCCCTGGGGCGCAGGTATCCGGCTGCAGAAGTACCCGCCGAAAGGCCTGATCCCGGTTCGACTCCGGGGCGCTCCACCAAGGAGGAAAAATGAACCGCATACTAGAAGCATCGTTGCAAGAAGGGTATCGGCGAGAGGCCAAACAACTCGACGCAGCGATCGAGGCCTACAACCTACTTTCGGACAAGTCCACCGAGTACGCGAAAGCGCTAGGCGTTCTTATCGACGTCCACAACAAGGCCGCAAGCGTTTACCGCAACGCCCTTGGAGGCAAGGACTCATGAGAATCGCAATCATCGCCGACAGTCACTTTTGCGAGCGCTCGCGCTGGGAAGAGACCTGCCGCATCCACGAGTGGATCCAGGGAGACATTGCCGCGCGCGGTGTCGATCTGGTCCTGCACAGCGGAGATCTGTTCGACGCGAAGAGCACTCCCACGGAACGGCTCAAGGTGGCCGAATGGCTTGCGGATGTGGCGCAGCAAGCTCCGGTGGTCATCGTGCGCGGAAACCATGACGCGCTTGGCGACATCGAGCTCATGGGCAAGCTGGGGAGCAAGTACCCGATCTTTGCCGAGGAAAAGGCGTGCGTGCGCTACGTCGCAGGGTGCGCCGTCGCGTGCCTCGCATGGCCCCGAAAGGCTGAGTTGATGGCGAGGATGGGGCACGCGTCCCACGAGGTAAGCGAGAACGCCGCACGCGATGCTCTGCGGTCTATCCTGCTCGGGTTCCGTCAGCAGCTCGAACAGCACGACGGTCCCCGAATCCTGCTTACCCATGCCATGGTGCGGGGGAGTCGGACGACGGCAGGTCAGCCGCTCGTGGGATGCGATCTCGAACTTGGCCTCGATGACCTGGGGCTCGCGGGCGCTGACTTCGTGGCCCTTGGGCACATCCACGCCCATCAAGCGTGGGACGATCGTGAGCCCATCGTCTACCCCGGAAGCCCGCGAAGGACTGAGTTTGGGGACGTCGACCCGAAGGGCTACGTGATTGTGGATACCATTAGGGTCGACAACAGGGTGAGCGTTCGGAGGGGGTGGGAGTTCGTCGAAACGCCTGCCACCCCGATGCTTTTGCTAGACGCCGTTTGGGACCCCGAGCACAACACCCTATTCGGCCTCCATCGCCTGACCGACGTCGCCGGCGCTGAGGTCCGACTGCGCTGGACGGTGGCAGCGGAGCATCGAGATGCCGCCCGGAATCGCGCGGAGTTGTACCGCGCAGAAGCGCTGGCGCGGGGCGCAATCGTGGTCAAGCTTGAGGAGATTGTCGAAACCTCCGTGCGGGCTCGGGCTCCGGAGGTGTCAGAAGCGAAGACGGTCGCTCAGAAGCTCGTGGCCTATTGGAAGGCCAAGGGCGAGGACCACGGAGCAAGAGAACCCGTGCTGCTCGGGAAGGCGGCGCAATTGGAGGCAGCGACATGA